CTCTGGAATGGTCCCACCGTTGTTTTATCCAGCTTCGGATTTCGCCAAAATTAGAAACATCGTACCACCCACTTGTCCCAGGGATAGGCAACCACGCTTCTTTCAAATCTGCCCCCTAATTCTATCCAGCAGAGCCACAAGGCCACGAACTTCCAACGGATCAACGCCCGTTTCCTTCTTCATCTTATCCAGGCGATAGGTGATAGTGTGCCGGTGGCAAAACAGTTCCCGCGCCACCTTACTAATCATCATCCGGTTCTTTTCCAACGAAAGAAGAACCTTCTTATCGAAATCATCCATATTATCCCCCTGCTTTTTTCAGCTTCCAGAAATCATTGATAGCATCCCGGACCGGATCCGTTTTACGCTGCGATCTAGCGTACTCCAGTATCTCCAAATCGCGCTCATAATGCTCTTTGCACATCTGCCGCCCTGGTAGCGCTGGGCGTTCGCAGTAACGGCACTCCCCTGCTGGTTTCCGTACATACCGTTCTCTGTGTTTTCTGTTGCGCCGCAACCTACATTCGTTGCAGAATGCCTGCTCTTTGTAGGCCGGTTTGCCGCATGCTGTACATAGCCCTGCCGCTTTTCGCTGCGCGTACAAGGTTTTCATACTCTCCCTGTTGCGCTCTTCACGCTTTTTCTTTTCATCTTGGGATAGTTTGGCGTTACAGGCGTTATTTGCCTCTACGCTGATAGATAAGCATTCCAGGCATTTATACCGCCCAAAGGCGGCGCGTTCTTTCATACAGCGAACGCACAGCCCCCTAGCCTTTGCCCATTCGTAATTCTGCTTCTTATACTGCAAATCACGTTGCCTGATTTCCTGTGCTGTCAGGGCCATTATTCAGCGCCTCCGGTTATCAGTTCGGAGTACGGGAGTGTTTCAATCCAGCGGCAGAACTCCCTCCACTCGGTGAGCTTGTGATTGCGCCGAGCCCGGTAAATGTTGGCTAGAACTTCATAGTTTAGCATATAGGTAGAACGCTGCATGTATCCTGATGGGAGCAAACACCTAATTGCTTGGAATATGTTCGGGTCCTTTGTCTCCAGGTATTCTTCGCGCATAGCGTTCATCGTATTCAAGATCCTCTCCCATGTATAACACATCTGGAAAAGTTCTTCGTACTCAGAGTGTTCCATGGTCCATTTTGAATTATACGCCTGTCTTTTCGTGATCCCGTATTTTTCTGTGAGCTTCTGGTAATGAAAACCAGAATGAACGTCAGAGTAGAACTCCATTCGTTTGCTCGCAGGAATCACACTCGCAGAGCTTTTCCACGAGATGTATCTTGAACGCAAACTTGACAGGTTCTTGTATAACCCGTGCCCTATGGCATGTTGCATGTTCTCGCGAGCTGTTACCCATTCCAGGTTTTCAACGGAATTGTCTCCTTTGTTCCCGTTTTTATGGTTTACCTGCATTTTGCTTCCGCCATCTCCAAGCCATGCAAAGGCAACAAGCCTGTGTAGCAGAATGGTTCCAGAACCTCGACCTGACTTCCTGATGTAGAAATACCCACCTTTATTTTGGAAGACGGAAACCTCCTTTTCCTCGAAATGTCTTGTTCTCCCATATGTATCCGTGTATTCAAACTTCTCCTTTACGACTCGCCCGTTTCTGTAGACGCGATATGTTCTTCCGTTTTCAATTTCGACTCGTTTGAAGTCGCTCGTCTCATACGGATAGGTCATTTTGTACACGGTCTTTTCGGGCTTCGACAGAACATCGTAAATCCGCTCATCGAATACACTGAAGTCCCTTATCGTAAATGGTCTGGATACGCCTTTGTGCATGAAGCTGCAGCTATTCCTGACGGTTCCAACTTTGTAGGTATCAAGTTCAGAAATCCAATACAGCGGCGCAGTCACATCCACATATACCACGATCATCCGCATAAATTTGCGGTGGTCAGTTCCGGCCCTGGCAAGGCGCTGCATCAGCTCGAAGTCATTCTTTCCGACGCAGAAAATGTCTTCTTTGAAGTAGCCCTCGTCCCCGCGTGGACAACTTCCATGAACTCCCACATGGCAATCCTCGAAGCCGTCCATACTCTTGCACAGTTGGCTGTCCGACCGTTCCCAGGAGTTCATGGGGTTTCGCATCCCCCGGATAGCGGCCTCCCAGCCAACTACTTCGGCGTGTTCAAAAGTAATCATTGGTTCTCCTTTCCAACTTGTGTATTTTTTGCACAGGTTACTCGTTGTATCCGCACAATTTATCGCCGATTAGAAAGAAAACCGGCAACTTGTACGCATCTGCGGCGGCGATCTCCACCTTGCACCCTCTGGCATCGCTCCACCCCTTGCACACGATAACAGCATCCGCGTCCGCCATGACCTTCAGGCTCTCCCCCAAGAACCACAGCGGCTTTGCTTCGGCGGGAGCGCCCTGGAAAAAACTCTCCAGGACCTCCACATCATCACCCCACTTAGCTTTAGCAGCCTTGATAGCTCGCTCCCGTTCTGCCAGAATTTCGGCGTCGGTTTTGCCCCGCATGGGCTGAGAGATAAAGATTTTCATTTTGAATCATCCTCTTTGTTTTCATCGTTCCAGGACAAAACAGCTAGGTCGTAGGTCGGCTCCGTTTTTCCTGTGTTATGGCATTTCTCACATCTAACCCGGTACAGCTCTGCATCATCCCCAATTCTGTACATGTACTGCACAATGGGTTCTCTGCCGCATTTACGGCAACGGTGGGGATTAGGAATCATTGCCGTACACATCCGCCGCAATCTCCCCTGCACAGGCCGCATAGCCTGCCATATCAACCCAGTTGTCCTGGTGTTTCGGATTCTCTTTTGCCCTGCCAACTTTTAACAGGATCATCATCTGCGCCACGTCAACCGGCGTGATCTCACGCCCAGCATCCAGATAGGCCGTCCACAAATCTGCGATAGCACCGAAACTGTCCTCCGGTCTGCCGTGCGTATCCTGCCGATCATGGCAGACGCACTTTTCGGCGGCTTCCAGGATGGTTTTGCGGGTGGCTGGTTTTGCGTTCTGGTATTCCATCACATCGACGCACCCATTCCAAGCTCCTTTTGCTTCCAGATCACTGCGCAGGCTAAAAGGTCCTTCGTGGCCGCATTTCATACAACGGACAAAATACCGTGTCTCATCACCCTTAGTTACGGCAATAACTTGCAAACTCTTCCCACCGCACACAGGGCAGGGCTTTGTTTTAAATTCCATTATTTCCCCTCCATTTCTTCCAGCCGCTTCTTGTGTCTCTCCCATTTCCATACGGATATATCCGCATTGGGTTTCAGTTCCAGGGCGATAGCACAAGAAACAACGTCGGTGTATTCTTCGTCCAACTTATCCAGGTAGCTTCTTCCGCCCTCTTTAACCGGGTTATCTCCCCGCAAAACTCTGGCGAGTTTCAGGGCGCAGTGGGCCAACTCCATGCACTCCTCTGCTAGTGCTTCATAGCAGGCAGCATAGCCTACCATGGCTGGGAAATCTCCCCAGCATTTCATTTTATCCGGGATGTTCATTTTGCACCTCCATTTTCGCGCCGCAGTTGGGGCAGTAGGGCATTCCAGATAAATCAACCCATTCCGACTGTTTCCCGTTTATCCGCAACAAGCCCTGCATACATTCGCTGCATGTCGTACCGTTTCCGACCCTTACCCATTGCCCCCGCCGCACCGGGGCCACATCGGCGGCAGGCTCTAGCTCGATCACACGTTCCACCGCCCGGCTGTAATATTCTGCAGCAGACTGATTCAGGTGATTGATTAGTGATTGTCGATCTATGTACTCACTCATTTTTTACCCTCCTTGGGTCCGCTCTCATTCCTGTGTATGTCCATCTTGGGATGTATTTTCCGTATCCTTTCTCGATGTGTGCATCCAACACAACAACCGCTTCTTGGTTGTAGATGTACTGTGTTTTATCAGTTATCAAATCGCGGATTTCTTGAATTGTTAGCTTGGGGTTTTCCTCGCAAACAATTCCCAAAAATCTTGCAGTAGCGCTTGTTGCTTCCACGAGCCTTTTTTTCTTTTTCGGAACGTAAAATGCAGCACCAAGTCCAACTTTATACTTCCTTGCCATATCATATAAAAATTTTCAGTAACCTAATCCCTTAATCTCTACGCCAGTCCTCTTATTCCATCATCTTCGCGCCACAGTTAGGGCAGTATGGCATTTCTGACAAATCCATAAATACATCATTGGGCCCGTATGTTCTTTTCAGTCCTTTTGCACACCTGCCGCACACCGTTCCGCCTTTATACGGTATCCACTCATCCCGTAGAAACGGTTTCACATCAGCGGCAGGCTGGTTTACAACCAGGCTAACCACTCCCACAGTGTCCCACTCGCTGAGAGGGCTTCCGCCAATTTTGCTGATAGCCTCTAACAAGGCCTCTCGCTCAATGTACTCACTCATTTTTCGCCCTCCTTCACGATCTCATACGGATCATCAAATAGGTCGATTTGGCCTTTTCGACGCCGTTCCCGTTTAAGCGATTCCTTGAAGTGCCTATATCGCCTCGTGTATTCATAACTCTGGCCAAACACTTTATTGGCCAGGTTGTAAAGCACTGGTTCTTCACGCCGAACAACCTCTAACTCTTTTTCAAATTCTGAACCAAACGGGCAACAGGTGCAACCTGTACGACTAAATCCCCACTTTTCGTAGCAATCGGAATGGCGGATTTCGCAGAATTTTTCGTATTCCACTTTATCGGCATCCGTAAACCAGAATATCGGCCTAAACGTATCAACTCTGCCGTTTTTTCCATCCGTAAAACAGGATTTCAAAACGACGGAACGAATCCCGCCCTCAGATTTTCTGATGCCGATACACTCCAACGTTGCCCCGATTTTTTTAGCCGTTTCTCGCGCTGGCTTTTTTTTGGCGTAGGTACAGCATTTATCCGATACCTGGAATTTTGGCGGATTTGCGACTAAAAAATCTCGCAATCCCATCATGTGAGCGACGGACAAACTTCCGTTGCCGTTCCAGTAATTTTGATCTGTACGATAGCCGTTTTTGCATTCCGCAGAAAATTCAAAATCGTGTTTTTGTAAAAGCCCGATCCTGCTGCTATCCTGTTTCGACAGCAACGGCACCCCATACCGTTTGCACGCCTGGGCCACCGTTAATTTAGGCCTGTGGCGGTGAATCGTAATCCCATACCGCTGCTCCAGGTACAGCAGGTGCCGTTTCGTGGCCTGGTACTCCATACCGGTATCGAACCAGGCGTAGTATACCAACCCATCCGGGTATCCGATTCGCTCGAATAGGTCGAGCATGATATCACTGTCGGAGCCGCCAGAGACTGAAACCATGATTTTCCCGCCCTGCTGGGCTTGGTGGGTGATATGGTCTTCAGTTTTTATCGCAGCATCTAGGATGGTTGCGCTGTTTGGAAACAGCGCTAGCAACTCGGCCATTGATTTAGCCATCGTTGCCCATCTCCTGGAACAGCCGGGACGGGGTAGCCGCCTCTTGGCCGACGTATTTCCCGACGTATTCATCCAGAATCACGCCGCAAATTGTGTGGTAATAGATTTGGCAAATTTCCATGCCGGGGTAGATACGCACCGGCTCGGTGGCGGCCAGCTCCAGCGTCCAGCGGCCCCGGAAGCCGATATCCCCAAAACCTGCTGTAACGTGTACAGCCAATCCCAAGCGCCCCACGGACGAGCGCCCAACCAGCATGGGGACCAGGTTCCTAGTCTCGGTCCACTCCTCCGTGGACGCGATGTACACGCGCCCAGGTTTCAGGACGTAGCCCTCTGGCGGGATAATAAGCTCCCGCGTTCTGTTGTCCCGTTTGGGGTCCAACACCGCCTCTGCGTAAACCAGCATCCGATCCAGCAGACGCAGATTGTAGCTGTTCGGGCCGAGCTGCTGGTCGTTGTAGGGGTGGATGATGATATCCCCTTTGGACATGCGCCGGCGGATTTCGTTGCCAGACAGAATACCATATTGGTTCAGTTCGTTCATTTATTTTCCTCCTACGCGGGACACAAGGCCCCGCGATTGTTAGATTTTAGATTAAATGTCGAAGCCGAAGCAAACACCGCGGCTGTGGCTGGCGTCGTTGTTGCCGCTGTTGCCGCCGTCGGTCACAGTGCAAAAGTACGCGGGGTCTTCCGCATGCGGGGATGCCAACCAGTATGGAAATGGGACGCCGTTCAGCGTTTTAACCCGGTTTTCCTTCTCAGAGTAACGATGGAGTACTTCGCACAATTCTTCATTCCCGTAGTTGTTTTTTCCAAAGACTTCCTTCTCTCGCAACAATCGGAGCGGCTCAGTTACAACTTCTTGCAAATCGTACGGCAACAAGCGGAAGAGCTTGCCCAGATATGCCTCCATCGTACTCAACTGCTCACCGTTTTTCGCTTTCCGGTTCTCATTCATGCAGTGAGTATCTTCGAGCAGGTTTTTCGTAAAAAACGTTGCGCTCCTATGCCCTGCACGTTCGCACACCAGCGTGACTTTTTCGCCAGTTTTCAGCACAATGTCGATTTCGTCACCGACATTCAACGGGTTGGAAGCAGCCTCAATATCTTCTTTCAGCTCTGCCCACGTCGTTTCCAAGGTGCAGTTTTTCTTGATTTTGATCATTGGTTTTCCTCCTTTTTCGCGGGGTCACGGAAATGGTTGTCTTGCAGGCCTTCTGTTCTGGGCTTGTTCTTTTGCGGTAGCCCATCTGCAATTTTCTGGGCAATAATCACCATTGTTGTCAATTCGCTCAATCGTACACTGTCCGCGTTCGGCGTTTGGGTTGTAACCATGTTGAAAAGCCCACGCCTTAAACACAGCGTAATCGTCAGCCCATTCTTTGCATACAGAAATTCCGCGCCCGCCCCAATCCTTGTATCGTGGATTGTTAGGGCTTGTACACCTGGAACGCATGGAACGCCAAACGTAATACAGCTTTTCGTGCGACCCGCTGTGTTTTGTTACAGAATCCCTTGATTTCCTGCTATTTTCGGCAGAAGTTTTTCTGTGTAAGCAACCGCATGATTTCGTTGTTCCATCTCTCAAACCGTCCCATGTAGTCACTTTTTCGTTGCCGCAATCGCATTTGCATCTCCAAAGCTGGCGATTGTATTTATTTTTTCCAGCCGGTTCAATGGCGATCAAAAAACCGAACCTTCTACCGGTTACATCAATCATCCCTGTCAAGCCCCCTAACCAAGACTTTGATGTTCCCTTCTTCGTGGAATTGGATCTTGATGCCCTTCACAAACTTCCGGCTATCATCCTCAATAACCCAACCTTTCAAACCATCTTCAATCGCTTTCACTAGGACGGCGTGATTAGAGCAATCCAGGCCATCATCAAACCAGAAAAACAATTCCACGGGGCCTGGGTAAATTCTCTGCGGAACACCAGCGCGGCGCATACACCAACGTGTCAGGGTGTGCAATTCTTTTGCATCTTCTTTCCGTTTGGCCCAGTGTTTTCCGGCATAGTAGGCATTTAGCCCAAAACGTTTATTCCATATCGCCATAGCCTTTTTTCCTGCCGGATATGGGATGGTGAAACTGCAAACCGTCACTGCGCCACCTCCCGGAATCTACGCAACGCATCCTGCCTCTGCCGTTCCCAGTCTACCGGCGTAGGCGGCGTGTAGGTGGCAGGCTTCTTTTTCGTCCCAGACTGCTGCATCAGGATTTCCCGCGTTTTCTCCATGTCGGCCTTGATATCCTCCACCGTCCGCACCCTTGGCGGCAATGCAGCCGGTTTGGGTTCCTCCGGCATCTGTGGCAGAGCGGCGGCAAATGTTTTTGTCAACGCCTGCACATCTTTGGGCAGGGCTTCAAAATCCCGCCTGCTCTGGGCTTTGGCCCGAAAACTGCGTTGCAAGTTCGACGCAACCACGGACTGCACCGTTGCCTCATCCATCCGCGCCCACTCTCGCAACTGTTGGGGCGCATGCACCACGTCCTGAAGAATTGGCGGCAGTTTGGAAAATTCCTCCTCTGCGTTGTAGCTACTGTTCCGCAGTGCCTTGGCGATATGTGCCCACGCTTCCTGCTCGGTCATCTCGTCCGGGTTGGAAATTTGCCGGACTTTGGCTTTCACAGCCCCGATAGGGGGCGGGAAAGAATCGGTTTTCGTGGCGATCAATCCCTTCACGGCGGCGGCAACGACAGCGTAATCATCACCGGCAAACACCTCTGCCCACAAGGCAACTACGCTTTCAGCATCGGCTCGTTTCATGTCGCGGTAATAGCTGGGATAGGCCGCCTTCAGCACGGACATGATAGTCAGGGTTTCAGTTCTATCCACTCAATCCACGCTCCTCTTTCAGCAATTCCAGGAATGGGTTTGACGTTTCAAACCCCGTTCCGCTCTTAGCAGGGGACGTTTTACTGCCACCCCGATCCTGTTCCTTGGACAACCACCGATTGACAAATGCGTTGATGCCGCGTTTCGTTTTTCGTCTGCTTGGGTTGGCATTCAACCAGCCAACCATGCCCCGAAGCTGCTGTATCACGTCGACAGCAGGGTACAGGCCCGCCCATTCATGGCACTGCTCCTGGGAGATCGGGTAAAAGCTCCCATCATTCAGCGGCAGGGAGATAACCGGCGGGGAGACGGTTTCCGGCTCCGCGCTATCTTCTCCGTCTATGTCTATATCAACGTCAGTGTCTATGTCTATGTCAGTGTCTATGTCTATGTCTATATCAAGGTTTTTTGGGTTTTGCTTTTTAAGGGTTGGGTTTTTTGGGTTTTTGTTTTCTGGTTTGCCTTTCTTTGGGCGTCCGCCACGCTTCCCATTTTCCCGTTGCTTTTCGATGTATTCATCGTGTGCGGCATCGTCTCGGTCGATCTGGGACCGAAGAACGACAAACGCAATCTTCTCTGCCCCTTTCAGGGGCGGGACTTCTTCGCCGTTGGCGTACTGCATGATTGCCAGGAATAACCTCCCACGCTCTTCATCATCCAGCTCTTTGGCTACGTCGATGAAATCCCGATAGATTTTTATGTACGGCAACATCTGGGTTGTTCCCCTCCTTAGAGCCGCCCTATCAGAACGGCAGCTCTCCATCATCTCCTGTGAGGTCACTGAACTCCGGTTCGGTATAGTTCCCGCTCGGCTGGTTGCTCCCGCCGCCCTTCGGTCCGCAGAAATGCGCCTGCGCCACGATCAGCTCCGTCACCTGCCGGTCGTTCCCGTCCCGGTCGGTGTAGCCGCGAGTGTTCAACTCGCCCTCTACGACGATCTCCTGCCCCTTGCCGAAATACTTGCAGAGCATCTCAGCTGTACCTCTCCAAGCCACGCAGTTCAAGAACAGCTTGGTTTCGCTTTCTTTGTACTTGCGGCTCCACGCCACCCGGAACGACGCAACAGCAACGCCGCTCTGGGTGTGGCGAAGTTCGGGCTGGGCCACTAAACGGCCTTGCAAAATCACATGATTTACCATGGGTTATCCTTCTTTCTTTTTGGTTTTCAAGTGCCAGACTTTGCAGAGCGTTTTATCCAGGATGATACCACCCGGCAGGTGGTACATCTCAAAAAAATCGCTGTCCGGCATAGTGTGGGCCAACTGGTGCATCTCCGGGGACAGAGGTAAAACCTCCATCCCCTCATGCACGATGTCCGTCCTGTCTCGCCCTGCGCCTACCCGGTCGATGTGGTGGAGTTGGGCCGGCCTGCCGGTGATGCAGCATTTTTTGTGTGCTAGGCAGCTATACAGGTAATCCCCTACATCGTCTACCATATCCAACAGCGGGAATCGTGTCGGAATGTCCCAATCAACGATGAAGCGCACTATGAAACGCTGGAACCCGCAAACCAAGGACATTGGAGCGTTGCTTAGGCTGAATATCTGATTGCCCATATCTTCCGTATCTTCCAGAAGATACTTTAGCTTCATGCGCTCTTTTGTCATATCCTTGCCCTCCCCGGTGTAGTCAGCAATTTCACCAAGGAGGGCGTAACAGGCTTTACGTTGCCTGTCAGATAGTGGTCTGCTATCAATGGGCTGTACCAAACACTTCTTATACTGCCGTTTGGTCATCAATTCCCAATCTCGGTAGGGCACCCGAATAACCAGCTCTGCCGTTCGTTCATCGTAATCAACGATACGGCCTTGCAGCACCTCTGTTGGCGTTCTCATCCGGCGCTTTCATCCTGTTGTTCTGCATGTTTCATGCAATCAGAACACAGGCACCGCCCAAATTTTTTCCAGCTGTAGTCAGCCAGGAAATTAGGGCTGAGAAGTTGCCCTTTTTTGGAGAACGTGGCGATAATATCACTGCCGCACTGTTCACATTTTGGCAGGCTGGTTTGCTGAGCTGGTGCCTGAGCGTCCGCGTCCTTGGTATCGTCGATTGCCAACAGACCGTTGAGAGCGTACTTACGGGCGTAGGAGCTAGTTGCTCCCGTTACCTGTGACGGGTCCATCCCTTTCTTATTGTCCGCTTCACGGGCCTGGGCAGTGACTTCCACTCGTTCGCCGGTCTCTGCGTCCACAATGGCAGCAGTGGCGAAAATATAGTACCGTTCACCGATCATCTTGATTTCGTCCGAAATGGTCAGCACGGCTTTTTGTTCACCAAGCAAGGGCTTAACGGCTTCGACGATATCCTCACAGCTACGGTATTTGTAGTTCCCGAAATCGTTCCGTTGGTCCTTAGGGGCCTTAATGGCCTGCTGGATTTCCAGCAGCTTCGCGTACACGCCCATTACTTCACCCCCAGACTACGCCGCTCCACCAGCCGCACACCAGGCGGGTCCAGCGGGTGGTCTTCTTTCAGCCACTTCAACAAGTTTGCCTTGTTGATTTCTGGCTGTTTGTAACGAACGAAGGTATCTTCCTGCCCGTTCAGGCAGGCCCAGTTGATAAGGGTATCTTCGTCGTCCACCTCAACCGCTTTGCTGCTCCGGAAGGACACCACACAGCGGGGCGTCTGGAACTTCTGCCCATCCAAGGCCTCATCAAGTACGGCTTCCAGCCGCGCAACCTTGTTCTCCGCCACCCGGCGGCGCTCGGTGAGGGTCTGGGCCTCTGCTTTCAGGCCGCGCACATCGTCTTTCAAGTTCTTCACCAGGCAGGCGATGTTCTCGATCTTCTGTTCTCGCTCCATTTGTAGGCCCATGAGTTCGTCCAGGTTGTTGATCTCCCCGGTCTCTGGGTCAGTGCCGTTGGCGATAGCCGCCAGGATTGCGGCGTCGATTTCATACAGGGTCATTGGTCAGTCCTCCTTCGCGGATATACCCTTTCAGGGCGTCCAGCCGTTCCATCAGGTAGCGGTACAGCACATACTCATGGTTTTTCTCCACCCAAGCAAAAAAATCATCAAAGTCAGCGGCGGTGAAAATCTTGATTTCGTCCATCGTCACCGGAATGTTGATTTCCATAGGAAACAGAGCGCTTCCGTTTTCCATTTGACAAATCCCGTCCTTTCTGGTATTCTACCCATAGTTTTTTCTTTCCTTTGCCGCTTGCAGGGTTTCGGCCCCTGTGGGCGGCATTTTCATTTCCCAAGCTTTTCAGCCCATTTCCGCACCCGGTAGACTGTGACGCCGTACTGCCGGGCCAGTTTAGCTTTTGACCACCCAGCCCGAAGCCGGACGGCAAAGTGGGGCGGAATAGGGAATTTTTCCCGTGGATTCCGCAAATACTTGCAGCCATTCGGCCTGCACGTCTCGCGTGGGCATTTCAGGCAAATTTCAACCATCTCCGGGTTTTCACCCTTGCGATATGGCCCGCGGCGTTCAGCACCACCCGTTTTGGCATCCTTCCACGGCCTCTGAGCGGGCACTGTGAACTCGTCTTTCATGGCGTTCACACCAACCGCAGCGGGATACCGGCGTTATGCAGGGCGGCGTTGATGTTCGCCTTGCGCCGGTTGCGGATACGCTTCCGCCGGGCTTCCCGCGCCTTGCGGACTTCCTCGTCACGCCGACGCTCGGCGTTCTTCTCCAGCGTGGGGCTGATAGCCCGTACCAGGGCCTCGATATCAGCCCATTCCCGCTCGGTGTTGCGGGTTTTGATTTCTTGTACAGTAGTCATTACTGTTCCCCTTTCATTCCGTTATTGTTTGCCTGCCAGATACAACGGCATCGTCTCCAATCCATGCCTCGCCCGTTATCGTGGTGAAGCCGTAGACTTCGGCGTTTCCACCAACCCAGGCACGTTCCTTGATCTTCGCCCGTTCGTATACCCAGGCGTTCTCACAGACGATAGCATCATCAGAAACACGCGCGTAATCAAACACACATGCGCCGTCGTATATCCAGCACATTCCTGCGTGGGACAGGTTCGCGGTGGATTGAACAAACCCACCTTTGTCCCACTCTTTCACATCTCCAAACGATACCGCAGCACGAATGCGATACAGCTTCTTATCGCCGATTCGTTTAACCTCATCGGTCAGCACATATTTTCTTCGCGTTTCCTACGCCAACCTTTCAACAGGCCATCCAACGGGCCAGGTTGATGATAGGCACTACATGGTACCGCTTCGCCCGTCCAACGGGCTTCATCGGGAAATCGCGGCTCTCCCGCAAGGTCTGGGGCTTACACCCCACCAGTCGGGCGGCTTCCGCTACCGTGATCGTCTCCCGCTCAGGAAACAGTTCCCGGAGACGGGTCAGATGGTCGTGAAATGTTGCTTTCTCCATCTTCTTTCCCCCTTTCCTTGTTGTAAGCCATGTAGCGGTCGATCTCTCGCAACACTTCGCACAGCACTCGCAGTGCGTACAGCTTACCTTCCGGGTCGGCGTTTTCCAGCTTGGTTTTTGCGTGGGCCAGGTCCTCTTGTAGGACTTTCAGATAGGCCGGGTCAAGTTTCTTCGGCCCGTCGGTATCCTCACTCTTGAACACCAGCCACTTGTCCCACACAATGAAGGACAGCGTGACTTCCGCATAGCTGTTCTCGGCGTGTTCCCGGATGGTGTAGGCGGTAACGTCCTCGATCTCCGTCCCATCAACCAGGACGGCAACCTTGCCGTCCTCCGGTTTCACTACAAACTTCTTCGCCATGGTATCGCCTCCTTTCAGCTGATTTCCTGTCGTTCGTCAATGACACCGAGCAGATAATCAATGGAACACCCGAAGATGTTTCGCATATTTACAAGCACATCGGACGGAATAGAATTCTCGCCGTTGATATACCGGTTATAAGTTTCCTGGGAGATGCCAAGCATCCGGGATAACTTATACTTTGGAATCCGCTTGCGGCCACGTTCGGCCTCGATGTTCGCCCTCATCTAACCTCTCCCTTCTAGTAAAAATTTGAGTTTCTCAAACTCTGGTTATATCATAGTTGAGATTCTCGAATTTGTCAAGAGGTTTTTTGCAAAAAGTTAGAGAATCTCGAATTTCTTGTTGACATTTCCGAAGCAATGCGCTATTATATAGCTGTCGAAAGAAAGCGAGGATTTCAATATGGAATTCAAAATCAGAGAGGCGCGGGAAGCGGCCAACCTGTCGCAAAGAGAACTCGCAAAACTTCTCGGAATCGCCCCGGCAACACTGCATGGATACGAAACCGGGAAACATGATCCTAAGTCTGACTTACTGGTTCAAATAGCGAGATTTTGCAGAACAAGCGTTGATTTCTTACTTGGCTTCGCTGATGGGAACGAAAAAGATCCTCCCGCCCCGCAATCTGCGAGACAGAAGGACCTTGTAACGAAGGAAGAAGTCGAGGCCGTGTTAGTCGGCCTGGGTATCACCAAGCCGGGTGAACACATCACCGACGCTGACCTGGACTTCCTCTCTAGTGTTGTCGTTCTGATTCAAGCATGGTTTAACAATAAGGGCAAGCAGGGCTAACACCCTGCGCGGCTCTTGGCACTGGTTGATGATTTCCGTCAATCGGTCGTTGTTTCCATAGGTTGTAGTCATGTTATCCTCCCATTTTTCGCGGTGAGTAGGCGGTTGTACAACATCCGCAGCTCTCTGTCTGTCAGGCCGTTAAGAATAGCCTGAATCTTCCCCAGCAACAGTAAGCGATCCATCCCTGTACCTCCATTATACCCGTGGTGTAAACGCGGGGCGCGGGGTGGTTTGCGAATCCCCTTCCCCGATCGTCCCTTTCCCTTTGGATTACCATAACATGGAAGGTGTGGAATATCCATTGCAAACTACGCAAGGGGCCTTTCAACATTTTGCATCCCCCCTTGCAATGAACGGAGATGTAGAAACGTGGGTGATGATGGCGGAAAATTTGCCAAGGCAGCAAAGGAGTTGAAGGAAGAAACAAGAGTAACACTAAGGGAGATTGCCGCTACATGTAACAGCTCCGAGAGTATGGTGAGCCGTTATATCAACGGGCAATCCGAACCGCCGCCGGACATTGCGGACGCAATCATGCAAATGTTAAGAGCGGAGAAAGCGGCGCAGGACGAACGCGCTATGAGAAGTAATACCACCCTGGCCCAGTTAGAGGAATCACAGAACCACCTAGAGGAAGCTTATAAGCAGCGCATTGCAGGGCTGTTGAAGCACCTGGAATACGAACGGAAGCAGAAGCGTATATTTTCCGTTGCGCTTTTGGCTACCCTATTCGGAGCTATTGTGTTCCTGTTGATCGACATATTCAACGGTGGACTGGGTTGGGTGAGGTATTAAGTTTTCTGCGCCGTGGGCGGCAAAATTTTTACCTGGAGGATGTAATGAAAAAGAAGGACCCTAACAAGCCTAAGAAGCCGGTTTATAAGCGGGTTTGGTTCTGGATTTTGATGTTTTTCGTTGTATGCGGAATCATTGGAACGGTATCAGCCCCTCCAGCTGGCCAAACGGACAAGACGGAAGAAAAAACAAGCCAACAACAGCAAGAAGAGCAAAGCGAAGAAAGCGCAATGGACAGCGTGGACGTTGCCAAGGAAAAGGACACTAGAATCTACGGCCTAATGAAAAGCGCAGAGGCCAGATTCAACGGCGTTTCTAAAAATATGGAAAGTGGCAATCTACTGGATATTTATGACGATTGCAAAAATGCTAGCAGTATGCTGTCCCAAGTCTACGGACAAATCGGAGATTTCAAAACTGAGGCGAACAAAGAATATGTCCAGTACGCGCAGTTCTACGCGGCTACCCTATCGTCTGCTTGTGACAACATCGTTAAATACGTAGACAAGCAAGAAATGAAGTATTTGAGCAAGGCAAAAGAGGATATCCAGGATGCAAATTCTTTCCTGCAACAGGCTATGTTGCAGCGACAGGCGTATCTTCTGGATTCCGGGCTAACCACAGAAGATATCGAAGCCCAAGACGCGCAATTTGAATAAGGGCGGCAATAAATATATTTGGAGGTAAAAATGAATAAGAGAGTGTTAGCAGGCCTGACTGGTACCCTTGATAGCTATGATCTTGCTGTCAATGGTGCTTCCGTTACGAAAGATATAGAAGGAAACGATGCTATCATCGTTGATTGCACCTGGACGAATAACAGCGAAGAAACCACGTCCGCGCTGGTAACTTTGATGTGGCAGGCGTTCCAGGACGGCGTACAGTTAGAAAACGCTGCCGTCAAAAATCGGGATGGTGTTTATGACGGAGACGCACGATGGAAGGATATTCGCCCTGGAACTACCCAAGATTTTCAGCTTGCCTACGAATTACTCAACACAACATCTAAGGTAGAATTTGAATTGAGCGTTCTCCTTGGCGGCGCTGACAAAGCAACACAGGAATTTGATCCTGCACAATTAAGCTAAAAAGAGAAGCCGTCCGGGACCCTGAATTCCTAGACGGCTTCTCTGCACCTAGCCCCCACGGCTAGGAGAAAACTGCAACTTTTTCAACTTCTCCGCGTTGCATCGGTATCAGTATAGCAGGGACACTGTACCAATGCAAGGGTGGAACATGGACATATTGAACAAAAAGAGAGGAGCCGCCCAAAATTCGAGTGCAGGCAGCTCCCCCTATAAACCCGACTAGACAACGCTGCTACGCTGCTAGTCCCTGCTAGTGTAGCACACACAGGAGGAAAAATCAATGTACAAACGCGTAGACGGAAGGTGGCAAGAAAACTTGCTCATTGTTGTAAACGGCCAAAAGAAAACCAAATTTTTCTATGGCAGGACAAAACGGGAAGTTCTGGAAAAGATTAACCAGTACGAACAGGAACAGGAACAAGCCCGGACATTTGGCGCTATCGCCGAAGAATGGCAGGAGAACTACGTTGAAGGGCTGGAAATCAACACAAAGAAATCGTACTATGCCCCCATCCGCCGAGCTATCGAGGCTCTAGGCGATAGGCAGATAACCGAAATTGAACCCGTGGACATCAACGCATTTTTAATGCGCTATGTTGCCGAACAGCATCCAGCGCGGAAAACAGCTAGCACACAGCGTTCTGTTATCAACATGATTTGCAAGTACGCCGTGGCGCACGGATACACAAGGATCAACGCTTGTCGGGAGATAGAGATACCGGCAGGCCTACCAAAAAAGAAACGGCAGATAGCCAGCGACGATGATATAAAGCGAGTGATCCATTCGACAGAATGCACATTCGGGATGTTCGCATATTGGACGCTGTACACAGGATTGCGGCGCGGTGAACTACTCGCCCTGCGCTGGGAGGACGTGGATTTCAAGGAAAAATTGATTCACGTTACTAAATCCCGCGTGTCTGCTCTCGGTGTAAAAAAAATAAAAGCCCCAAAGACCGAGAACGGAATCCGCCCCTTACCCCTGTTGAAAGCCCTGGAAGATAAAATCATCACCCAGAAGAGCAAGGGATTGATTTTCCCGGACAAATACGGAAAGCTGATGACAGAAGGGGTTTTTGAAGGGTGCTGGGCAAAATATAAGCGCGAATCCGGCGTAACCTGCACTCCGCATCCTATCCGCCACGCATACGCTACCCTGTTGTACGAAGAGGACATCAGAACAAAAGATGCACAAAAATTATTGGGACACGCCCAAGAATCCACTACAAAGGATATTTATACACACATCCGAGAGGTACATTCCAGGAAGGTGAACAAAAAACTACTAGGGGCAAATTATGAGTTTGAAACCCCAGAAAAGGAATGATAGTCAAATTTTAGTCAATGGCGTAAAAAACCTTTGATTTTCAACGAAAAAGTGATAGTTCAAATCCCTCCTTCTCCGCCAAACAGAAAACCGTTGAGTTTCAAGGATTTCCTTTGATTCTCAACGGTTTTTTGCTGTTTTTGGTGGTACTTTGAAGGCCTCTGAGATGCCCCGAAATACACCCAGGTTTTAGTCAAATTTTAGTCAAAATCCTTGGCTGTTTCTTTGATTTTGGGAAAATCTGGGGGATTCGGTTGTTTATTCGTTATTTCACGACATATTCATAATATTTTGCCAATTTGTCCCCTGAAATGTCCTTATCATCCAGGAAAGCGCGGGTCATTTCGGTGTAGAAATCTACGTTAGAAATACCGAGCTTTTTGGCTACATTGACGAAATCGGAATAGATCATATTCATCGCCGCCCAGAACTTAACAGGGTCCTCATTTACCCCGCGCTGTTCCATCACTTTGTTGGTTTGGTCGATCGTCCAATGTGGGCCGGTGGTACCATCCTCATTCTGCATCCGGCGCGTCCACTCTTGGGCCATCTGCATGTCGAAACGCGGCGAAGCGTTGGATTCTGCGCCGCCGGTCATGGCACGGTTTCCGGGCATACGTTCCATTTCGTTGTACCGGGGAACGGTAGCATCTGCGCCGCCCATATAAGGACTGTCACCGCGCTCGAACCCAATGGGGCGGGTTGTTTTAGCAGGTTCCACGTATCCGCCGTTTCTAGTCCATGTATAGCCAGGTTCACGCCCTCCCCTAGCGTCGTAGTTTCCATAAGGGGGATAGTAATAGGGCATAGTGTCCTGGGGCGCGTAGCGGCCATTGTCGTAGCGTTCACGTCCATTGGTATCACGGAAGCGATCATCTACGTTGTAGTCGTGACGGCGTTCCTGCCGTTCCCGGCGTTCGTTTTCCTCGCGATCATCGGAAGCCTTTTTGCTACCAGAGTTTAGGAGCATCATTCTGCTAAATTTACTCATCCTGCGCCGCCTCCTTCGTTAGTCGTTGGGGCTGTTCCATCAATGGAAGCCAGAGTGTTGTTGGGCGCACAGCATGGACGGCCCAGCAATTTGAAAGCGCCACCCGTGGCCGTTGTCGAAATTCTGGTGCTGTACCGTGTTCTGGTTCGCAGATTACAAGCCGTTGCCTGGGTGCAGTCTGCGCGATTCAGCGGGTACAGCTGAGTACCGGCGCCGATAGTGATAGATACCGGCGCATTGATGGTAGCCGCCGCCGGGATGTTCTGGGCGATCACCAGGCAAACTTTTTGCCCATCGCTGTAGCTACCTGCCGGAATATTGATGATAAGCCCAGATACAGCGGAATAGTTCACCGCCTGGGAAATCACCAGTTTGTCGCACAGGCGGCAAATCGTCTTACAGACCATTATTTTTTGTCCCCTTTCAGTTCATCTAATTTTTCGGAAATTTCGCGCATCCATGCGCCGCCGAAAATTATCATTATTGCCGCGAACATGAAAAAATCGCTGCTGTTGTCCTGCTGGTAATCCGGTGCAGAAGAACGTCCCAACCCGAAGCCATCACCCGGCTTACTTGCTGCATTGGCCATTCTGCTACGCCAAATTATGTTCTGGAAATCTTGGAAATCGTTGAAATCAAACATTTTTATTCTCCTTCTTTGCCGAAACAATCAGAAAACGCTATCATCAACAGCATAAGCGAAACGGATAAGCCGCCGTCCTCAGAGGTACAGGGAAATCCGTTGTCTCGCAGCAGGATAACAGCTTCCCGCTGTTTTCCATCCCGTAGCATGTCAACCGCTCTGTCGAAAATTTCTTTTTCCATGTGTCACCTCTCAAAAATAGGCGGCAGGTTTTAGCCTGCCGCCTTTAGTATCACGGCATAGCCGGAATGTGTTGGATCAGCAACCGCAGCCACTATTGCAGCCACAGGCGTTCCCAGTGTAGGGGTTGGGCACCTGGTAAGCCGGGATAGGGGGCGGGTTGATAGCGTTGATGATTTTCGCCGTCTGGTCCGCCTGGGACGCCACCAGGTAAGTGTTCTGTGCGGCCTGGGATGCGGCAAATTTCAGGCCCTGGTTTTCGGCCTGAAGCGCCGCGATCTTCTCGGCCTGCCGTGCGGTTTCCATCTGATCAATCCGTGCAATGATCCGGTCGGTGTCGTTGTGGGTGGACTGGATGATATCACGGGCGTTGGTTGCGGCGTTGTAATTGGTATCACAGAAGCCACGCTCCACCTGCCGCTGAGTATCACAGCAGCAGGACTGCATCTGATTGCCCAGAGCCGTGAGGCCAGCCGTCACGCCGGTAAAACCGGTGTTCATGTTCTGAGTTACGCCGTTGATAAGCTGGGCATTCTGGTAACCCATGGCGCAGATAGCATTATCAACACCGTGGAAGCCGTTGGAAACCGCCTGCTGCATGCCATTGAAACCGTTCAGCATCCCGGTATTCATAGCATAGAATCCATCGCAGAGGCCGCTCTGCACACCACGAACGGCGTTATCAAGGCCATTGAAGTTGAAGCTTTCGCACAGGTCTGCGCGGGTGATAGCCCCCTGTAAAGCGCCGCCGTTCGCGCCGTTGTTGCCCCAGCCGAAGCCGTTGCCACCGAAGATGAGGGCGATAATCAGGAATGCGAAAATCCAAGAACCGTCACCGCCCCACATACCGCCGCCGTTGCAGTTGTTGTTATCAGCCTGTCCGGCCAGATAACCAGTCATCATTTCGTCTGCCATTCGACAAACCACCTTTCAGTTAGATTTGACGATTTTTGTCAAGATTCGCCAACTGAAAGGGTTATATTTTGTTACCGGTTGCTAGGAATCGCGATTCCTAACTGCCGGGCCACATCGTTCAGGCTAACGCCTCGCTCGTTCGCCATGTTCTGGGCCATCTGCTGCAACTGCTGGGTTGATTTGCCCTGCATCATCCGCATAGCCTGGGAAATCTGAGGATTCTGGCCTGCTAGCTGTTGCAGCATCCCCATAGGATTCCCACTCCTAGCGGCCTGCATCAGAAACATCATGGGGTTCATCTGCACCATTTTTTATCCCACCTTCCATTTTCTCTAGTTTTCTAACTCTATCTGCCAGGGCGTTGAAATCGTCCATCGTTACGCCCTGCGCCGGTTTTGGTTCCGGCTGTGGCGGCGCTAAACGGAATTCAGCAAAATCCGCCGCCCCAGTGTTCGGGTTGAATCGCTTAAAATATATGATTCCGTGGGGAAAATCAGGCATCAACGTACCAGGCCCCAGAAAATCAACCTGCATGGCAACCGCTTCCTCCCGTCCTGTTACCGGGCGGCAGATATAGCCGCTGTTGCTCTGCTGGATTATAGAGGGCTGGTAGTTCTGCCCCTGCTGGTATACCTGATTCTGCTGATAGCCCTGCACGTTTTGGATTTGGTTGGGCATCTGATAGTTGCCGCTGTAGTTCGGAACGCTGTAAGCAGCCATAGTTATCACCCCTCGTTCTGAATAAATTTTACCATTTCCCACTCCCCTGCTTGTTCAAATGATGCCCAATTCCTGCTCAATTTATGCTCAATTTATGCCCGACGAAAAAGCCCGCCCCCAAAATGGGACGGGTTTCGACAATGAGAATGTGGTATTTTACAGATACCTTTTCTCCCCCAACGGAAAGGTAGCCCCCACCGGCGCTTTTATAGCACGGTGGGGGCTTTTTTATCTTTGATGATTTTCAACGTATTCTTCCATCGCTTTTCGCAGGATCGTATTTACTGGATCACCATTCTCAGCGCAGGTGGCCCGGAATTGTTCCAGCAACGTTTTTCGCACCTTCACAGTTTGATACGCCATATTGTTGGCGTCCCATTTTTCCTGTGATGTTCTGTTTATTTTTTTCTCCATTTCCTTTATCACCTCCTGTCTCAAATTATACGAAAAGAATGGCTACGTTACAACGTACAAAATAAACAAAAATACGTTGTAACCTTTGTGCCCTTTGCCTATTTACAAAATACGTTGCAACGTATATAATAAGACCATAGAAAAGAACGGGACAGCCCAGAGGGCAGAAAGGAAGATAGCTATGAGCATCCACGAAGCAATCAGAAATGTAATGGTAAGCACAGGGAGATTAAGCCCAAAGGACAGAATGGAAATACATCACATAGAGGCCGGAGTTTCCGATATCGCCCGCGTGGAAGTGTACGCTTACCACGGAAGACGGAAAAAGCCCTTCGTATATTGGAACCTGTGCGTAGACAGGGTGCGGGAACTTGTATACTGGGACCATTCTACATTCTATTACATCTAATCGCAGAGTGACGGCCCACACAGGGCCGGTAATGCGGCAGGCCGGTCACAAGCCCGGCCAGAAAGGGTGAATATTATGAAGAAATTTGACGGACTGCTGAGAGGCGAGATCAAGAAGGTGGAAAGCTTTGCCAAGAAGCGCGACGGAAGAGATAGCCGGATCACCGGCTACGGATACCATGAGGCCAAGGGCGCAGACGGTTTCCTAGTGGTAAAATGCGAGATTTGTTCCAACGACATGAGAGACAGAGAAGATGATGTTTCCATTTTCGTTTACATCCCGGACCGGAGACGATCTTTCATCTGCTCGGCGCTGGATATGTAGTGACGCACCCCCACCGGTACGTTGCAGAAAACCGGCGGGGGCTTTTGTTTCGTCATGTTGCACACCTAGCAGGTGTATATTTGTACAGTATGTCAATTGCGTTTTATACCTAGCCGGTGTATAATAAGGACAGTTAAGAGAGGGACCCACGAAACAGAAAACGGAGGAAAACACCATGAAGTACAACAAGTCTGAGATCATGAAAAACGCTTGGGGGCGTTACAAGTCCATTCCTGTTGGACGTGTTTCGTTTGGTTTTTGCCTCCATCTGGCTTGGGTGGCCGCAAAGGAGGAAAATAAGATGGACAAGCTGCCTGCCTTAACCGGGAGCGAGAAACAGATTATGTGGGCTGAGAAAATCCGCGCCGCCCACATCGCATGGGTTGAACGCGACAACGCCCATTTCGAGAAACTGGCTGGCAAAGCTGCCGCCAAGGGTAGATTTGATCGGGTAGAAAAATACAAGGACCGCATCAATAAAAATAACAACGCACTCGCCTGGTTGATCTCCCGCGCAACCCGCGCCGGTTGGTGGCTAGACAACAGCGACCGCTACAGCCTGAACAATCCAGAAGCGCCTAATTTCAAAGAGTGGAGTTGGCTGGTTTCTGAACTGGCTAGCAACCCCGAAATGAAAACATTCAAATTTAACCCCTACTGGATTAAGGGAATGAATTGAGGAGGCAACACCATGAAAAAACTAGAAAAAAGCATCCGCAGCTGTATGAATACCTACGGCCCCGCCCTGCGAAGCGGTCACGTTGTCGTGCAGGGCAAAATGCCTGGTCATATCCTGGAGGACGGCGTGGATCGGATGCTAGATCATGCCTATGCGGATGTAGAGGACGGCGTGGTAACCGATATCCGCATGTATTTCGAGCAGGAAAGCCGCCAAGCCCACGACTACAAGGGCAACAGCCTGGAGATCACCAGCGAGATCGAGGACTGGTTTGGGAATTGCGAAACCTGGGACGATTTGATTCAGCGGATCGTCCACGCCGTGGAGGAACACCAGAAAGACGGTCAGGACGCGCTATCGCCTGCCGCGATTCGTGCCGCCACAGGCCTGAACAAAAAGGAGTTTACGGCGCGCTACAAAATCCCATACCGCACCTGGCAAAATTGGGAACTTGGGATAGCACCCTGCCCGGAATACGTCCTGCTGTTGCTAGATCGTGCGGTTCAAGCGGATTTTGGAAAATAAAAAGGCACCGGGTTTCCCTGTCGATTTTTCAACCAAAACCCATATTCACCATTCGTCACATTGTACACCTAGCAGGTGCATATTTGTGCAGTATGTCAATTGTGTTTTATACCTAGCTGGTGTATAATAAAGACAGTTAAGAGAGGAACCCAACGAAGTAAAAATTAGGAGGAAACAAAAATGTATGAATGGCTGAAAGAAAAATACACCGGCCTAAAAACCGCGTGGGATCACTGCAATATCGCCTGCGAGGCAGAGATTGCCGCCAAGAATCAAACTATCGAGAATCTGGCAAAAAAGTTTTTCCCAGAGTATGACAGTGAGCGCTATCACTACTATGAGGAGAACGAGTGGAGAGAAGATTTTGAGGAGACGCCAGAAGAAGAGGAGTATAACGAACGCTGCGAAAGCGCATACAGAGACGCAGCCGCCTACATCAATGAATATTACAGCGAGTTCAAAATCGCTGAACGGCACACGGAGATAAAGAAGAAAATCAGCGCTGAGATCGACGACTTGGCGAAGCAGGCCGAAAACGTTGATGCCAGCTTCTGGCACGGAGAACCTTGGGAGCGCGAATTTCGTTCCTGGAACATCTAAAAAGGCAAGCCCCTGGGCCAATCCCAGGGGCTTCTTCACAGGCTTTTCCGTCGAATCGATGCCAAATCGTTGTTGACGGTCCCCCGACTCACATCGAGTTCTGCGGCCACATCCTCGATAGCCCACCCCCTCCGATAGTGCAACTCAAAAGCCGCCCTCTCCCGGTCCGTGAGCCACGGGTTCCCGTGCATTTTTTCGAGCTGTGCGGGGCTGTACCGATAGCGTGGCATACCACCACCCCCTCAGTCCAGCACCCCCAGACGGCCCAGCACAGCGGCCAATTCATCCCGCTTGACAGGGCGTTCCGGCTCCTGCCCGTCCACGATGCCCTTGAGGGTGGCCTTTTCCCAATGGCCCTGCTTTTTGCTCCACTCAGGTTCCGCCACAGCGGCGGCGAACGTCGTAGCTTTGGTGTACAGTGCGTAGGCCTGCGCCCCCGTCATCTCTGCCAACAGCTTGTTGATATCCATATCGTCATCCTCCTTCTCTGGCCGCTGAATGGTGGCCGGTTTTTTTGTCACGAAATAGTATTTCACCTGCTGCTTGAACAGCGAATAGTCCCCTTGCGTCCGCACCATCCGGGTGCTGGCAGGATCGTTGATGTAGATGGTATTCCCGGTGATTTTCCACACCAGGACGAAGTGCCCGGAAGACGTCCAAAGCCCACGGCCCATGCAGGCGATCACAAGATCACCCTGGTCCACGGCGGCCTTGGCCTTGGCGTGGTACGGGCTGTTTGGCTTGCCGTAGATGCTGGTCCCGTTGAGCATATTGCAGGTCAGGCCGAAGCGCTTGGCGGCGGGGGCGAAGTAGCCGTAATAAGTCCCCTGGTGCGGGGCCTTGTAGCCGTGGGCCAAGGCCCAGGCACATTCGCTTTTGGGTGTGATCTTGGGGTCAGCCCAGGTCGCCAGGACCATGGCCATAGCGGTCGGCCCACAGCCAGAGGCTCGGATGGTCGTCTTCTCCCCTTTCGCCGAATAATCCAGGGACCCCCATCGGGGGTCCGTCTGGAGATAGCTGGCGGGTCTGGTGTTCATCTCGATCACTCCTCGTAAATCACTTTTAGGCCATAGGCAACAGCAGCGTCATGCTCAATCCTGCATCCTCTGGTCTTCTCCCAGCCCTTACAGAAGTAGGCCGCATGACACAGGCTCATATTCTCTAATGATTTAGCGAGAAAACACAGCGGAATCTGGACCACGCCTCGCTCTTCCGTCTTCTCTTTGCTGTACCACTCATCTGTAAACAGAGTATTTACAACTTCATAGCCCAGCTTATTGAGGCTCTTGATTGCTCGCTCTCTTGTTGCAATGATCTCCTCATTGGTCTTCCCCGCCATAGGCTGGGACAGCATTGCCTTGTTCATGGTGTGTCTCCTTTCTGGTCTCGCTTGGTGAAGAAATACGTGATGATCGCCCCGTAGGCCGTGCAGAACAGCGTCACAGCGTCCTGGTTCACATCCACCGGCGCAAACAGCAAGGCGATCATCGCCCCGGTCATGGCCAGCGTCACCAGGCTCTTCACGTCCAGCAGTTTCAGCAGTTGTTTCATACGTTTCCCTCCCTACAAAAAATCGTTATTCTCAAGCCGTGCTCTGTACACGTTCTCAATGTGGCCGATAGAGATAGCGGCCTTGTCATTCGGGAAATCAGGGTGAGTAGAACAGTAACGGTTGTACTCCGTGATATCCTCCAGGATTTCGTTAAAATGCTCCTGACTGTGCCGCTCCCCTTGGAGTAATTCATCCGCAAACCGCAAAATCCGCCCCCGCAGGCGCTTGGCCTTGTCTCTGGCATCCGCTTCAATGTGGCTTTTCAGCTGTTCGGAAATCCCGGACAACTGCTCTGTAACGTCTCCTAGGATAGCCTTCCCGATTCTCCGGGCCAGCCACGTCCAAGGATTGATTTTAATGGGGATGATTTCAATCGCGACGGACGAACCCAGCAGAGCCAGGAGCGCCGTGATGATCTGCTCAGGTTCCATATAATGGCACCTCATTTCTGAAAGATTGGCCCCCGCAAAGCGCGGGGGCCGTTATGCTTACTGTGCGTCGGCAGTACCGCCGTACTCGCCAGGGACCAGCTCAGGCATACCGCAGTCCTCAATCAGGACTTCGGCAACCTGCTTCTTCAGCTTGGGGGGTACCTGCTCAAAGGTAGTCTTACCCAGAATAATTCTGGAAGCAAAGAGCATCGCCATCATATTCTTACTCCTTTCTGCTTTTAGCAGGATTCTAAACGCTAAATTAGCGAGTAGTTTACGCATAAACGATGTTAGCCATTTCCACGATGCACTCTTCGTGGAAGTCAGCTTGTGTGGAAAGAGCGGATACCTGCTCTTTCAGCAGTTTATTCTCCGCCCGAAGCGCCGCCGTCTCATCCTCTTCCTCCACAAAAAACGCTCCGATGGGGTAGGTTTTGTCTGTGGCAGGGGAGTATACGGCGTTGTAACTCTCCTGTGTGGCGATCACGGCAACGCCGTTATCCTGTTGCAGGATGTAGCGCAGAGTTTCTGCGCGTTCGACGATTTCGCCATCTTTGTAGATCAAAAACATATTATCCCTCCCGTAAAACCAGCATCGTTTGCTGATTCGATGGATTTTTCTGGATACTCATAGCGCTGGTGAATCCGTGGTATTCCAGCGTGGGGCCGTCCCTCTGGTGGATGCTGATACAGTCCGGCAGGTGCATAGCGGCTCGATCTACATCCTCAATGGGAGTATCCGTAAATACGATCCGTAGCTCATCGTCTGCCGCGATCACGTTGTCAACGGGGTAAATTTTTCCGCCGATTTCTGCATACATTCCAAAAACACCCCTTTCATCGCTGTTTTTGTTTTCCAGGATTTGCATTTAGATACATGGCCGCACCAACTGGCAAAGCTGGTTCGCAAATCCTCCGGCGGAACTTTCCAAGCCAATTTTTTCAGCTTTCGGCGTTGCCTGGTAACGTTTTTTCGGCCGATCCGCCGCACGACACCGCCGGTCTCCGTGAGGCTGAATTTCTGTTTTAACCAAGAGAAACCGCGCCGAAGTGGAACGATTTGCGTTTTCGTCTCGTTCATCTCCACGCCAAACGCCGCCGCTTCCTGCCGGATCACATCCAGGCAGGCAAGTAAATGTTCTTTGTCGTGGTGGATGATGTAACCATCGTCCATGTATCGTCCGTAGCATTTACAATGCATCCGCTCTTTGATTCTGTGGTCAAGCCGATTCGGAACGGCCAGCGCCAAATTTTGGCTGATTTGACTGCCAAGCCCTAGACCGACCGGCCCAAACATCCCGACCAGATGCAAAATCAGGTGTTTCAGCCGTTCATCGGCAATGTAGCGCTCCAAAATTTTTGCAATAGCATCATGGCTAATACTGTCGAAAAATTTGTGGAAATCATAGATCAGGATGTATCCATCCCGCCCAAATTTGCGGTAAAACTGATGCAAATGCGTCTCCAGACGTCTGAGCGCATAGTCAACGCCTTTCCCCTTCTGACTGGCCGAGTTATCAGGGATTAGCCTCGGTCCAAGAACGGGAGTGAGCAGATTATCGCACAAACAACGCTGCACCACGCGCTCCGTGATATGCACAGAACGGATGTGCCGGTGTTTCCCGCGCTCAAAAATGTCAAACTCGATAAATCCGTTGCTTTTCCATGCGCCACTCAGCAATTTGCATTGAGCTATGCGCACATTGATAAATGCGTTCTCTTTGTAGGCCTGGGTCGAATGTTTCCAGCCTACGCCGCGCCTACATTTTTTATAGGCGGCATACAGGTTTCCAAAAGTGAATACGTCTCCAAACTGAATTTTCAAAAGGGGGAACCTCGCTGGTAGCGGATTAGCTCGAAAGCGTCCGCGTCTCGGTGATATTTACCCATGTGGGAGGGTCAGGCGCTCCTTACGCGCGTGGACTGATTTCAGCAAACGCTTACTCTGTCTCCCTACCGCGCAATCCGAAGCAAACGCCGTTGCTGTTGCTGGCGTTGTTGTTGTTGCTGCTGCCGTCGCTGTTCACATTGCAAAAGTTCGTGGAGTTGGACGCATTCGGGGACGCCAACGCGCCCGCCTGCGACCGGCAGAATTTACAGTGCCTAACCCATAGCTCAAAACTTAAAACGTGCCTTGTCGGATTTTTTCGCCCCGGCGATCAGGCGGCCCTCATCGATCATCAAATCCGCCCAGTGCTCCAGGGCGTGCTCACTCAGGCCGTGTTGCAATTCCATCAAAACGCTGCATTTTCCAATGAGGGCTTGCAAGCAGTTGTTCGCCTCGATCAGGTGGTCCCGCCGCATCTGCGCTTCGTGTTCATTCGTCGGGTAGATGCTGTTCGCCATTTTGCAGTGGTTGTGCACCTCGCTGGCCAAACGGCTCAGCTCCGTCCCGATAAAAAACGTGTAGCGTTTTGGCAGTTTCATGCAGCATTTCAGCGTGTGCAGCTCCAAATCGTAAGCGGTATCCAAAAATTTGATACTGCTTTCCTTGCGCTGGCTTTTCAATACCGACATTCAGGGTCCTTTCCATCCGCGCCAAAGGCGGCGCGGATTATTGGATTTTGGCTTAAACGCATAAGCCGAAGCAAACGCCGTAGCTGCCGCTGGCGAGGTCGTAGTGGCTGCAGCCGTCGCTGCCCACACCGCAAAAGCCCGTGGAGCCGGACGCATACGGGGACGCCAACCAGTACCACTGTGCAGAGCCGTCGCCGTTGTTCATTTTCTTGATACGGCTGGCGTTGTTCGTGAAAATCGGATACTGCCGTGCATTGCCCTTCGTGCGCTCTGTGGCTGGTGAGTAGCTCGATTCGCCGAACATCTCAAAAGTCAGTGGCAGCCAGAGTTTGTGCCCACTCCATTTGCCGTTTGTTGTATTGTTACCGGTGCCGTACCATTTGTACGCCGTTTTAATCACAGCTTTCAGGTCGGAGGGCAGAGCGTTGTAAATGCTGCCATCCAGCGTAGAGCGGAGGGAGCTAGACGGAAAACCACCGTTGTTGGTGTCGCTGCTGTTCATCTGATAGGTTTGGTACAGCAAATTTTTGCAAAGGAACGTCACAGCGGCTTTATTCGCCGTCGTTGCGCCCGACAGGTAGTCGTGGTCAAAATCGGCGATTTGCAGTGTCATCGTGCCGATGCCAGACAGCGTAACGTCTTTTGTGTCACCCAGCGCAAACATTTTACCCAGCACACCATCCGTGCCCAGCGCGTCGATTTGCGCCCAGCTCAGGTCGTTCAGTGCGGACAAAGACACATATTTTACGCCTTGCGTATCAATAGTAACAGTTTTTGTTCTTTTACTGCCAGAAATCGTCGCAGAGATTTCCCAGTCCCCGTATCCCAGCGCATAAAACGTAGCTAAACCATCGCTTTTTGCTGTTGCTGTTTTCGTTTCCTCTCCCCTGGTGGCAGTAACTATAACGCCACCAACAACCATAACATACGTCACACTAGCAAGCGCGGCCAACGCCTGAAACATGCCGTCGGGGGTGGTGGAGGGGGGGAGGCCGATTTGAGCGGCAGTTGCATCTTTCAACAGATTAGCCTTGTTCAGAGGCGTTCCCACCTGTCGAAATCCCTCGGTGTTGATACCGTTGAAATCAATGGGGAATGTACCGGCCTGGAGCATTGCAAGGGCGTCCGCCCAGCTAGTCCCAGCGGGTACCGCACTTTTCAGGAATCGGCTGTTGCCAGTACCCTTTAATACAGAATCAATCATGTTACACCTCCCCGCTGAAAACTTCGCCGCTGGTTATCAGCGTGATTTTCAGCGATTCGATAGTTTTGTCCAGGTTTTGGAATATCGTTTCGATATTGTTCGCCTGGGAATAGGTTAGATTGGACAGGGATTCGGGAGCTGGTGGTGTATTCTCCGGCAAGATGAACGCCGCACGGATGTTTTTTACGTCGCTGATATACTGCGCCGCCTGCTCCGGGGTTGGGATATCACCGTTGGCCCAGTCCGTTTTAGGGGCTACCTCAACAGAGGTACCAGCATCGTCACGCAGTCTATCCCGAAGGTAAGCTACTGCCTGGCCGACACGATTCATGTCGGTATAGTTGTAACTCCCCTTCATCACGGTCAAAAACTCGGTAATTTCCGCTTCCGTTGCGTTTCCGGTGCTGATTTTCTGGGCCAAACTAACGGTTTCGGAAACATCCGACGCTGTGCGATCCGTGATTAGGGCGTCGATAATACTACCGTTTTCTGTAATTGAGGAATACTTTACACCCATCGAATCACCTACCATTCTACAATTACACACCCAGGTTTTCCGTTCTCCCCGGCTGTGCCCTCCGTGGCTCTTGCGGCTACATAGGTATGATACATGCCGGTTTCCTTATCCTTGCGCTGGGCGTACTTACCATTGCGTCCCTGCTTGCCACCAGCGCCGCCCGAACCTTCCAGGCCGGTGATTGTACCGGCATAGTCAGCGCCCTTCTGGGCGTACACAGCGCCGCTTTGAATGTCCATTAAACCAGAGGTGTAGATTTTTCCATTCGCGGACGTGAACACGCCGAATGTGGTAGCGCCGCCATCCGTTCCCTTGGTACCATCCTGTCCCTTTGCACCACCAGCGCCGCCGGTACCAGCCGCGCCACAAGCGTAGGTATATGCCTGGTTTTTGGTGGCGGTTGTTTCGATGATGAACACCTTGCCGCCATTGCCGCCGATGCCGCCATCGTTGTCCTTCGGGTCGAAAGAATCACCCCACAGCATATTGCCGCCGCCGCCGCCCATGCCGCCGTTGCCGCCGCCAATCAGCGTGATTTTGATTGCACCGGCCTGGGGCGCTGTCCAGGTACCAGAACCAGTGAGAACTATCTTGTTTTGATACATGGAATCATTCGGAGACTGCACCAGCTCGGACGGACTGGAACGCATAACACCATCTTCTAGGGTAAGCTGCTGTTTGTACAGTCGGGCGGAAATCGTGCTTTTGAATTGCGTATCAACAGCCTGGATATCGCCGCATTCGCTGGATGGATTGCCCCGACTTTTCACGCTGAACGAACGCCCGCCGTACTCGAACAGGCAGGATATAACCGCCTTTCTGGCATCCGCTTCTGTGTGGATAAACGGGTTATCCACACTCAGGGATACCTCGGATTCGGTGTTATTCCCGGAAAACGTGACTTCGTTGTTGTTGTCCAACTTAAACGTGATATCCGCTATATCATCGTTTGCCGACATTTCCGGGTATTCGTACATGTTATCTAGGGTAATTCTGTTCCCTTCGTCTTGGGCCAGCTTGCCGACACGCAGGTAGCCGGTCGCGAAATCCTGCCGGGGCCATGCGTTGATTGCCATGCAGAGGAAGCGCAACATCTCGCCGCATTTTTTGTCCTTGATATCGTCCTTCGTGGCTGTAATGGAAATATCCTTTACAGTGTCTTCCACGATGTAGTTTGTGCGGAAGTTTGCGCCCAGGCTTGCCATAATAGCCTCTACCCAGCCGGATACTTTCGTTGGCAGTGTTTCGGGGACGATGAAATTTCTCTTGGTCAGCGCCCCGATAACGTCCACAAGGGACCATTCAACGGTGAGGTCTTGCAGCTTCCAACCTGCGCTTTGCTGGTAGTAGGTGCCACCTGGCAACCATTCTACTGTCCCATCCTCTAGGTATAGGCCCAGCTCCACGACTATTCTTTGCCGATCTTCGATAGATGTAAAAATCGTGTTCGTGGCGTAGGGGTCGAAACGATGGTCTTTGTTTTCTACCCGAATGTCACAGGTCGAATATGGGATTTTCAGCCCTGAGAAGGTCACCTCTGTCAGGATATCCACGGACTGCAAAACTTTCGTGTCCCATGTTTCATACAAGCCGAACAGCAGGCGCAGAACCCGGACAACGCGGTTAGGCAGAGACCACTTCTTGATAGTCAGCCTTGCCTTGGTTGGGTAATTCACCGTGAAGCCATCGATAACAACACTGGTATCTCGGTTGTTCGTCACAGCCCTGGTATACAGAAGGTTATCACCGCTCCAAACCTGGACATCGAACTCAATTGGGTATCCGTCCGCCGATTTGCTGGAAAACTGCATTGTGACGGCCTGCAAGATTTCGATGTTGGACACTGCGATTTCGATATAGGGATAGGGTTCTGAAAAACTCCCATCCTGGCCTGATAGGGTCTCCCCTTCCCAACCAACCTGTCCCCTTCTGTCCGCTGGATCACTGGGCCGGATGATAAAACTACCATCCAGTACCCAGCGATTCAGTTCCAGTGTTGCGATAGTATCCGGGCTTTCATCGTTGCCACGATTCGTCACCTGGGCAGCGTTGGAGATAGGACCTTCCTCATTGGGAGTGATACTGTTGATGGTTGCATCCGGGTCTACCAGATCGAACACTGCCCGGACTAGCTGTTTTCTGGAATCAGCAACGACGGCGGCATCGTATTCTGCGCTGTGTTTAATCATGGCCGTCTATCTCCTCGAATACCAGTTTGTACCCGCCCCATGTGGGGCCAGCGTCTCCCCAGCGGGTGAGTGTGGGTTGGGGCTGTTCTACCAGGTGGAACCACCCCTGCACCAGCTCCTTACCGCCGGTAGAGGGCAGGAAAAACAATTGATGCCGACGCCTAGCTTTCATAGCCTCTGCAATCCGTTGCATTGTGGCATAGTCGATTGCGGACCATTCCAGTTCCACGTGCCAGATGGTGGCACGGACTTCTTCGATACGCCGCCCGGAAATCATGCGCTCTGAGACGCCTAACTCTTCCTCATAGGCGGTGTAGTCTCCCTCTTCCAAATCTTCGACTTCGATTCCATCAATAGAGAGGAACATGTTGCCAGTATCTTCGTTCATTTTCCCACCCCCTTAATCGCTTACTATACGCGGACTTTGGTCTTCCACGGCTCGGATATCATCAATCAGGCCACGGGCGACCTCTTTGCCGTTCAGGTTCAGCACGATTTCCTTGCTTCGTCCCTGGGCGCTGGATGCTAGGACAATGGCGTTTGCCAGTCCGGTCAGGTCCTCGGTTTTAAGAGACGCGGCCTGTGCCGCTTTGTCGTTTACGGTACCGGTCAACCGTCCGGAAAAACCGGAAACTTCGGCATTTACCGCACTGGAAACCACATCGGCAGCATTGATTCTATCCAGCTCTGCCAGGATGCTATCAGAAACGTTCTTTGCAATAGCAATAGCCCGTTCCCCGCTGATAGCCAAACCATCGCCGAAAGCGTCCATAGCCTCTTGCCCGGCAGGCTTAAACTCATCCGGTAACTTATCCAGGTATTCGTCATGGATAGCGTCGATCTCTGTCTGATAGATGGATTGGGCCACCTTTTTAGATGCCGCTTCCTTCTCCTGCCACAAGGCCATATAGTTCTCGTATTGATCATCCGCCATGCCCAACAGGGCGTTGGCGTATTTCATGGCCTTTTCTTGGTCCAACCCAAGAACCTCATCAAGCAGGCTATCCGCAATTCCTCGATCTTTCAGGGCTTGGATGGTTTCGCCGTACTTGTTGATAGCGTCGATGCTTTTTTGCAGGTTTGTCAACTGGAAGATATCATCTTCCTCGGTGAATAGATCAACGTCGCTTAACTTGCCCTGCAAACTATCCCGGCTGCTTTCAACAGCGTTCAGTGCTTTTTCGTAGTTGTTCTTGATTTCGTTCAGGGCATCCGCTTGGGATTTCAGGGCTTCCTTCTGGGCCGCTTCCTGCTTTTGGAGCTGTTTCTCATTCCAATCTTCATTCAGCTTGTCGATATCAGCCTGAATCTTTTCCCTGTCCTTGACTTCCGCCTTGGCTAGTTCGTCGTTCTTTTCCTTTAGGTTTTTCTTGTGCTCAGCAAGCTCTTTAGCCGCTGCACGTTCATTAGCTGCCGTTTCGATTTTTTCAATCTCTGCGTTCAGCTTTTCAACCTCTTTGGAAACGATGTTAGCAACGTTTCTAGCTGCATCACGGGCCAGTTTGATGTTTTCCTTCAAACCGTTTGCAAGGCCCTGAATAATGTTTACGCCGTATTCGTAGAACACTTTGGACGGCGAATGAATCCCTAAAAGGCTGGTGAAAGCGCCTTTGATTTGCCCGGCAAAGCTTTTGATTTTGCCAATAGCCGCGCTGATCTTGCTGGAAATACCATTGATTAAGCCCTGGATGATGTTGGCACCGATGGATTTCAGCTGTCCAGGCAACGAAGAAAGCGTTGATTTGATGTTGTTGCCAACCTGCACCATTTTGGCCCTGGCCTGCGCTGCCATCTGAGAACCCCAACTAATCAGAGCAGATAGAGCGCCTGCTAAAGCGCTTTTGATTTTGCTGGGAAGGGACGAGAAGAAGGTGATAACCGCGTTGACAGCGTTGCTTGCCGCCTGCCGCATGTTGGCTATCATCTGCGATCCCCAACTACGAACAGCGGCACCAGCCGTAGTCAGTGCGCCGGTGATTTTACCAGCGAGATTCTGGAACCATGTAACCACCGCATTAACCGCATTGGTTACGGCGTTCACCATCGTTTGCTTAACGTTGTTGCCCCAGTTACGGATAGCAGCACCAGCCGCCGTTAAAGCACTTGTAATCTTGCTTGCCAGCCCGGAAAACCATGTAACAACCGCATTGATAGCGTTGGTCACAGCGTTTACCAGCGCTTCCTTCGCTGAGGTGCCCCAGTTGCGAATAGCCTCACCTGCCGCTGTCAGTGCGTTGGTGATGTTTTCAGGCAGGTTTTGGAACCAGGTGATTACTGTTTGGATTGCGTTGGGTAAGGTGGTGCTGAAAAATGTAATCAGCGCACCAATTACCGTTACAACGGCGGTAATTACGTTTGCCAAAAATTCAAGAGCAGCACTGAGAGCTGTGATAGCTACCGTTGCCGCAATTTCGGTAAATTTCTGGAAAAACTCACTGATTACCGCCGTTCGTTCTGGCGTAAAAACCTTGCCTATGGCTTCTCCTAATGTGGAAAACGCCGATTTTACCCCTTCAATGGGGCCAGAAATCCAGCCTGCAACGTCAGGAAATAGATTGCTCAGACCATCCAGGATGAGGCTTCCCAAATTGCTAAGAATTCGTCCGATGGTCGGCCCGACGTTTTGAACGACTGTAACAACGCTCTGGACTAGGTTCTGTGTAAGAGCACCAAGGTCTGCGTCCGGGCTTGCCAGCCCGACGAGCCAGTTTTCCCAGGCACCCTTCATAGAGTTTACGCTACCCTCGATGGTGGTAGCCGCTTCCTTCGCCGTGGTGCCAGTGATTCCTAGGTTGTTTTGCACCGCATGGATAGCCTCGATCATTGTCGCAAAGGACACATTATCCAGGCTGCTGATTTTTTCGCCAAGGACGCCCGAATCGTTGATTAGACGAATCATTTCTGATTGCGTGCCGCCATAACCCAGTTTTAGGTTGTCTAACATCGTGTAGTTTTGCTTAGCAAAACCTTGGTAAGCGTCCTGTATGCTCTGCATGTCGGTGCCCATCTTGTTTGCATTGTCCGACATGTCGGTGATAGCTCGGTTCGCTATCTCTGCCGCTTTGTTTACGTCACCGCCCAGACCAGAAATCAGAGACGCGGCGAACGATGTAGCAGTCTCCATGTACTGGTTGGCAGAAAGCCCGGCTGTTTTGTAGGCGTTAGCGGCGTACTGTTGCATCGTGCCGCTGGCCTCTTTGAATAGGGTATCAATGCCGCCTACATTCTGCTCATAAGAAGCGTAGGCTTCGACGGCCTGTTTGCCGACGTCGATCATAGCCTCGCCGAGTTTTTTAACGGCTTCAACGGCCAACTCGACGCCCTTGGCAGCGAGATTGCCCATGAAGGTGCCTTTGAAAATATCGCCGAATTTGCTGGCACTACCACCAGCTTCATCCATCTGGTCCCCGGCATCATCGGCAGCATCACCTAATCTATCCAGGTCTTCTTCAGCATCATCCGCCGAATCGCTCAACCTGTCCAGGTCCTCGCGTAGATGGTCCGCGCCGTCCGAGTTTGTGCTAAATGGGTCGTTTCGCAGTTCATCGAACGATGATTCAAGATCATCTAAGTAAGAATCCATATCGTTCAGCGAATTGCCTAGGTTTTGGGCACCATCCGCCGCCGTGGAAAACGGATCGTTGTTCAGCTCATTCAGTGAGGCGTCGATTTCATTAAGATAGGTATCAATGTCCCCAAGGGAACCAGAAATACCCTCTGACATGCCCCGCGAAGCGCTGGAAACAGTCTCAAATGAACCAGTGATACCCTTTAGGTTGTTTGCTAATGCTTCGGCAGCAGATGAAACTTGTTTGAACGAGTTTATTACTTCACTAGCATCACCGTTAATCTCGATGGTAACGGAACCATCAGCCATTTACGTCACCACCTTAATCACCTTTCCCCTTCTGTTTGACGTATTCCTCTGCCTCCTGGTATCTCCTGTTGATCTGCGCTAACAATTCGGCGTCGCGTTCTTCCACCGTCATGTGCTTTTTGCGGTCTACGGTATCCTTGATAGCGTAGATTTCACGCATTTTCTTGAAATACTTGCGGCGCGTCCGGTCTAACTTGTTTAAGTCCGCCGTTCGGTACATAATCCGTTGCATAAAATTGCTTTCATGCGGCAGGTTGAACAGCAGGCGGCGAAACTCCCACCAATGTAAGTCTGTCTTAGTAAGGTCGATGTTGTAGTAAGTAAGGAAGGAGGAAGAGATAGCTTCGGCGTCTTGCTCAAAGTCGTATACTCTCCCTCCCTTCTTCTTCTCCCCTTGTTTTGGTTCTCCGTCGGCTTGATTGTACCCACGGAAAAAGCCAAGCATGGCATCAACAGCGGCTTTAACATCGGCGGGGACAGAGCCAAGGTAGAAAAGGGATAAAAGCCCGGCAACGTCCGGTTTTTCTTCCTTCAACACCTCTAGCTCTATCGCCACTCCGACGCGGAAGCTTGGGTCTATCGGAACCCGCTTCCCGTTGACTTCAACATGATCCGGTAGCGCTCGAAACGGGTTAGTTCGCATTGGATTTGCGCAGCTTCACCCGCTCGGCAGCTTCTGCGCGGCGTCGTGCCCGTTCTTCTGCGCGTCTCTGCTCCCGATTGGTAGGGGTAGCGGCAGCACCGGGCACGGGAAGCCCGTTCGCAATGTCCTTGATGGAAGCCATCTCTTCCGCCACACGGCGGACAAAATCACCGTATGCGAACACGATAGCTTTCAGGTTGCTTCTGGGACCGAAGCACTTGTCAGAGGTGCCCTCCCCGATAAGGGTATCGAAGAAATCCCGAACCAGTTCGCACATGCCTTTCATGTAGGCGGTGACATCCTTGGGCAGTGCTTCGGTTTCCTTCTGCATACGCTCCAGCTCATTGATAAACAACTCCATGTTTACCGTGTCGAAAGTGTCGTACTCCACGGCAACGCCGTTGATGTTATAGGTATCCATGCTTAATCCTCCTTATATTTGGTTACACGTCGGCGGAATAGGTGTACTCGGTGGGGGCGGCAGTTGCCATGATATCCACATCGATCTCAGCGGAAGCGCCTGCCTCGCCGGAACCGTCCGAGTTCACGATGACGGCAGCGGTACCCTTTTCGCCCTTGCCAGTCAGCAGAGAGAAATAGACGTAGGGCACGATAACGGCCTGGCCAGTGCCGAACTTGATAGCGTGAGACAGGGCGTAGTCCTGGAAATCGTCACCAAACATGCGATCACCGGTAACGTTGAACGTGCGCTGAGTGGCGGTCTTGGTGGTCACTTTGCCGTTGCGGATGTAGGTCTTGTCCTCGCTCTCCGGGTTCAGCTGGGAATCAACGTTAGTGATGCCGCCCTGGACAACCACATAGTCACCGATTTTGCCAGTGGGAGAAGAGGCAATGTCAACGGCCAGAACAAAATCGTCGGCAGTGGCAACGCCGGAATAGGAAGGAGACGGCTCCTTGCCCGTCATAAGGGTAGAAAGTTTCATTTTTTTCATTTCCCCTTTCAGTTGGAAAAGTAGTCCATAGTCATCAGAATTTGATGATCTTCTGTGTTATCGTCGTACCGGGCGAACATTGCCGCCCTGGTGTTGCAGGTAATTTTAGTTGCCTGTTTCCCATCCCCTAAATAGGGCAATGGGCGGCGGGATACGGCCCAATCACCAATAGCATCCAGGATTTCGTCGGCTTTCAACCGATCATTGTTGCTGGACGGTTGCAGGCGGTAGATGATTTTGAATTGATACTGCCCCTGATACGCCCCGCGAACGTATTCCTTGGTTTTGTAGGCCCCTTGGATAGTAGAAAGCGCCATACCAGGCTGATCGGAAGGAAGGTATTCAAAGGCGATATTGGCGGGTTTACTTTCGTAAAGATTCAGCCAAACCAGCAGTTTCCTGGAAATCTGATCGGTTTCCGCCTTGGATACCATGCGTAATGGTCTATCATCCATTCAATATCGCCTCCTTGTACTTCTTTACCCAGTTCGGCAGATTCATAGCCTTGGATGCATCGAACCAATGGCTTTGTGCCTGTCCGTGCATCGCTTTGGTGAATACCAAGCTCTTGCCGTTTGCCACTTTCGTAGCTCCCGGCCTAGCCCACGGGCTACCGGTATCCGGGTCAACCAATACCTTACCTTCCCACAGAAAACGGGCATACGGTCCGGGGTATACGATGGTATCCCCCTGCACCCTAGCCCGTCCCGCAAGGGAACCTGTAAGGGCTGGTACAAACTGGTCGGTATCTTTCATGGCTTCATTTGCCAAAACTTCCTTGGCCCGGTCTGCACGCTGGGCGAACTTGGCGGCGTCAATTTTTACATCGACTTTAACGCTAATCATCAACGCCCTCCGATTTCAAAATGTCTCATTTCATCCGAACCAAAGTCCTTCTCATCTACCGAATTGATTCTGTATACATCATCATGTGTGCGGTTAATCCACTGGAAATCCTTCTCAGGCTCTACAACCTCACCCTTGACGATGAATGTAGAAACATCGGTAGGCGGTGCAGAATCCAGCGTCCACAGGCCGCTTTTATCGGCGGCGGCATGGTATTCCTTCGGGGATACATACCGCTTGATTTCGGCTGTCTGCCCGTCGTAGGCTTTCACGCCGAACGGGATGTATACCGTCACCGCGTCGGCGTTTTCCATGCCGGAAGAACGGACGTTTGCGGCCTTGGCAGCATCCAGCAAAACTCCCTCTAGCACCGTGATATTAGTCACTTGCTCGAAGGTTACCTGATCCTCAGTGATGATATACAGGGTGATTGTATGCGGGAACATAGTCACCAGCAGTCACCCCACTTTGCCATCGGGTAGCCAGTAGCCTGTAAAAAGCCGGTACCTTGCAGGTAGATTAACAACGCGCTTTTTTTGCGTGCTGTTAGCAGCTGCTGGTCTGCCGCGCTTAGAGTTTTGGTACCGTAGCTCCGGGACCATCCCCCCACCGATTCGCTAGAGATGGAACCGGTGGAGGAAAAGGTCAGGGCGTTCAGCCTGTTTTCATCCTGGAAGATTTCAGCCAGCTCACAGGTAGCCATTTGCACCGCCGTTAAATCATCTCCCACCGCCGACATAGCTTTCCCGCTAGTGGCGGCGTTGATGTAGGCAGTGGCGCGGGTAGCAAGGCCGTTGAAATCGGCTTCTTCAATGGCGTTGCCGCCGTATTCGTTCTTGTAAAACTCATAGGTTGCGTAAGCCATTGATTAACTCCTTTCTCAGGCTACCTTGATAACGTAAGTCTCGTCCATGCGCTCAAAGGAGGGCAGAACGATTTCGGAGACGGTGGTCTTGGTGTTCACAGGGTCAGAGGTGGTAGTCACCGCAACGGCAATGCCGGTATCAACCAGGGACACATCAGCATCTGCCTTGCCCATCAGAGTGCGCTCTTCGGGGGTGGTGCCGTACCAGGTAGAACCCAGTGCGCCCTCAGGCAGCAGGGTAACCATATCGTCGGGATAGAACTTGTGAGCAGTACCAGCCTCGTCCTTGTACTGCTTGGAGTACACGATGACGGTCACACCAAGTTCGTTCTGGAACAGCTCGTTCACTCGCGCATCGGTCATAAACACGTTGGCGGTGATGTTCTGTGCCAGCACAGCGGACTTGATCTTAGCGTTGGCTTTCAGGTAGCCCATGGTCTTCTTGCTGCACAGCATGATGGTGGGCCGGGTGCCGGTGTTGGATTCGACAGAATCCAAGGCGTCCTGAATGTCGCTCATGGGGTCGGCGGTGTCGGTGGCGCTCCACTTCTTGGTTGCGGTGGTGATAGCGTTGTAGTTGTTGGTCTTGTAGCTGCCGTCGGTGTCGTAGTTGTAGGAATACTGCACACCACCGGCTTCCAGGACGATTCTGGGGGAACCATCGGTAACAGGGGCCAGCAGCTGCATACGCATACGCTCAGCCACGACGCGAGCACCCTCAACCAGGGTGGAAGCATCGTCGTAGATGGAGGACAGGACAGAGGACAGGTAGGGATCATTGCCGTCGATGATACGCATGATCTCCTGCTCATCCTCTTCCTTCACCAGCATGGACTCACGGAAAAAGGCCATTTGGGTCTCATCGACCTTGATACCCTCGCGGCTACGCAGGGTAGACTTGGCGTCGAAATTGGAGGGGGCCAGAGAAACGGGCAGGCCCTTGTGGGACTTGATCCACTTCAAATCCAGGCCCATCTTCTTCTTGGCAGGGAAGAAGCCCTCACCCAGGTAAGCCATGCGGTTAGACGCAGCTTCGGTCTGCTGCACGGCAATAGCGGCAGCGCTGAAAACATCAGAAATGTTCATCTTTTATCCTCCTTCCTTACATGAATACGACGTTCTTCATAGCGGCCTTGGCGGCAGCATCCACGGTAACACCGGAATGTGTCTGCGCCTTGGTGGTGTTGATGTAGCCGCCGATAACGATAGTGCCCTGGGGGCGATCCTCGTAAACGTCCCGCAGCAGGACGCCGACGGCGGTAGAAGTCTGACTACCGGATTCGCCGGAAGTTGCAGCCTTTTTGCCATCAGCCGCCATAGGAGTGCCAGCCTTGCAAACGCCGCTGGTAAATGCGGTAGAATCCAGAGTAAGGGCCTTGCCCACATACTCGGAGTTGTACAGGATTTCCACATCCGAAGGTGCGGAAACCTCAGAGTATTTCATGGTACCCAGTGCCATATTTTTCACTCTCCCTTATATTGCGACAGTACGTCGCTGTACGTTTTGTTGTTCTGCGCGGTAGCCGCACCGATGCTTTTTGCAAGAGCGATACCGATGTTTTCGGTACCGTTGTCCTTACCACCCGCGCCGACAGGTCGGCCAAAGGAAGGGGTAGGCTTATCAGATGCAAAAGCGCCGGGGTCAGCTTCACGCTGTTCTTTCAGGAAGTCATCGAAACCTTCCAGCGCGCCGTCTTTCAGGGTCAGACCCTTGGCTTTGAGTTCGTCTCGAAACGCCCTCTCAGCGCCCTTAGACGAAAATTTGACGTTTGCGCCGGTGATAGCAGCAGAAGCAGCGGCGGAATAGTCCCGTTCCGCAATCTGCGCCTTGTAGGCTTCTGTGTCTTTGTCGTACTTGGCTTTCAGCTCATCCATCTGAGCTTTGATCTCATCGGCAGAACCAGCGTTCTTTTTCAGCTCTTCCAGGTCCTTGTCTCGGTCGGCAAGCTGGGTTTTCAGGTTTTCTGCGTCCGCCTTGGCGGTTTCGGCCTTGCCCTTCTCCCGTTCAATGTCCTTGCCATTCTCAGCAAGAACTTTGTCGATGATCTCATCCTCTAAGCCAAGCTCTTTCAGATATTCGCGTTTCATTTTTCACTCCTTGCCAGCTACGCTTTTTTACGCGGGTTGCATCCGCCGCTGTCCCGTAGTTTTACGACATCGGAGCGGTCAAAGATAAAAAAATGAGCCAAAAACCAACGTTTTAGTTGATTCTTGGCTCAAAGGCTCAGGTTATTTGGGTTTTATTCGCTTTACTTTGCTTCTTTTTTCTTACGTTTGCTTTTTGTTTGCTTACGCTTGCTTAATTTTGGTTTCGTTTGGTTATCCGGCCCATTTGATTTCACCGTACCAATCGCAACGTATACCGTTGTTTTTGCCGGTGCATTTCACCAGGACACCGCAGGCTCCCGGCTTTACCGGGTGAATCTTCTTCCCACATTCAGGGCAACAGAACCAGGTTTGTCCGTTGATTGTTTTAATCATCGTCCTCTTCCTCTTCATCCTCTGGCTCCGGGCCGTTAAAGTAGATATTGAAAAATTCATTCACGGCAACCATTTCGTTTGCGCTTTTCCCATCAAATTCCACGGTTGCAGCGCGAATAGCATCATACGTTTTCTCACACACGGTAATCTTCAATATACCACCTTCGTCCTTTCACGCTGTAACGGCAGGTTGGCCGCTTCACTGAATAGCCTGTATTCACGGTTCAGTAGGCGTATCTTTGCCCTTGCCGCTGTTGCGTTCTTGGCGGCTTCCTCTGTTCCTAGAGCTTCCGCCGCTTTCTGTATGCGTTTCTGCTTCCTAATAGATCGTTCTATTTCCCTTTGCTTTTGGGAGGCCTGGTACTGGTCGTAGGTTCGCCCCTGATACTCAAACGGGGGTTGATCTATCTCGCGCAGTTGTTTGTCGGTGTAGGTTCTGGAAGATACCCCATCAACATAGGGGTAGTAATGGTGTCGGCAGTTCCAACCACCCAGGCCCGGCCCTGTGCCGTAGCCTGTAACCTCTTCAAAGTCCGGGTACCGCGTATTCTTGGGTTGTCCCGGCTTGTTCCAGGCGTACACCTTACCTTGCCATGCGGCATGGTTCTCTGGCCCGTTACCTGTGTTTCTTGCGCCGCCGTGGGCGGACACTTCCACTAGGTTAGTTTCCAACCTCTCCATGCTCTGCTCTGCATAGCGCTGGCAGGTTTGATTCACCCCAGTCATAACGGCGCGTCGAGCGGCTACATCCGCTTGATCGTAATGTACCCGCCCATTGGATTCGTAGCGGATAGACGTTAAACCACCGGCGGCAAGCTGCTTTGTGGCGTGGGCTATCGCTTCGTTATAACTGATAGTCCCCGACATCACTTCTGTTTCTGCCATATCCAGCGCCCATTGATAGGCTTTCTTAGGTTCCAACCACTTAACGACTTTGCCGTTGCGTCGGACTGCAAACCCCATTGATTGAGTTAGGTTTCGCAGTTCGTCCTTGGTCTGCCGCCTGATAGCCTCAACGTCCACATCATCAACAATGTGGCGCGGGGCGGTAATCTCTGCCGCCGTTGCTAATGTACCGTAGTATTTGCGATTGCGCTCTACTACGCCGTCCATGATAGCATCAACTTTATCCAGGCTAGTTTGCGTAGTCTCCGCAATGGCTGTTGTAATTTCGTCCAGCGTTATCCCGTGGGCACGCAGTTCCCGGATATCCTCAACTGTCACCTGATTCAGATCGTCAGATACCACCAGCCGCCAACAAATCTCTTGTAGCAGCCTATCTTCCAGGCCCCGGAATAGCTCGGCGATAGGCTCAGGCAGGGCATCCAGAACAGCAGGAGAAAACGGGTACTTCATTATTCAAGTTCCCCTTGCGGCTCATCGACTATTTCCTCCATCCCCGGCAGCATGGCTCTAGCTGTCTCTTCATCCTCACCGAAATGTTTCTGCCGGAACTCATAAGCGTTAAGAATACCAGCAGATACCAGTTGCAGGTCAGCCGCCATTTCTGCGCGGTTGCTCTCAGGATCATCGAGTACACCATCACCGAAGCTGAGATGCAGCTCATAGTCCCCCTGAGGGGCCAGGGCGTACAGTGTGGCGTATACATCCATCGCATATACCAGATCGTCCAGGGCATCCCCAAACGCCTGCTGAATATGGCTCTCCGTGATGTATTGTCTCTGCTTGCTAGCTAAGATTTCCGTCGATGTTTTTTCCACGCTGGACGGGTCAGAAATCGTTCCATAGGCTAAGCCTGTCTGGAATTCAATTTGTTTCAGGATGTTTTGAAAGCCCCTGTAAATGGCATCATCCCGGAACGCCGGAGAGAATTCCTTGAAAAAATCCCCATCTTGGGACATAAACGGCCCAAACTCATACAGCCGGTTTCTCCCGAAATCACGGGCGTTCCCGCTGGTGTATTCAGCAAAAATCTTGCGCTCACCGCTTTTGAACTCCCACCAGAGGCGGTCCCACTGTTCATCTGCATCCTTTACTAGGCCGACGATAGAACCACCGAACACAGATACACCCAGGCGGCTATCGGTGTCGATGTTGTTTGCAACAGGCGGGGTGAAAAAGGCAAACAGCGGACGTTCTACGCCATCGAGTGTTGTTTCATCATCCAAGGTTGCCCAGGCTGGGACCGTATCGAGCGGTACTTCCTCGCCCACCGTTCCGTATTGATTGGACTTGTGAGCTTTGTTCCGCACAACGTAGGCTGTGCGATCTCCATCTCTCACAAACTCATGGCTTTCCAGACGGACGTACCATTTACCGGCTAGTTGCACCCGCTCGCGGAATACGCCACCGGTGCATTTGCCAGCTTCGTCGAAGTTGGTAGGCTGAAATGCCATGATACTGGAAGCATCGACTTTCAACGTGCCGTTGTACACATAAGGCCGAAGGGCCAGCCCACCAAGAGCAAGCCCCATCTCCAAGTTTTTCTCAAAGCTTCGGGCAGCATCCTGGAAACACGCATCCAAGAACTCAGCCCGTGCCCCGCCGGTAACTGTGCCGTTAAACTCTACCAGTGCAGGCCGCGCCATTTCACGGGCGATAGCGGCAGGTAAGCCGAGCGGGATAATGTCGTGCTTGGCCCAGGGCGGTTCGTTGATGTACATGGAATACCACAGGTTGATATTCTGTTGCATCGTGATACCAACCGCCGTATCTACGCCGAAATCCTTTTTAGCGGCAGCGGTGGGAAACAGCCAGTTTTTCAGATTTCGGAACGTCCTAGTAAAAAAACTCTCCATTAGCGCACCTCCCGCCGCATTATCGTGTATACGAAATATCGTATCATATCCATTGCATGGTCCGATTCTTTAACTACCGCATCGGTTTCTTTTTTTTCATCCCAGCAGTAGGAACCGAATTCATCAAACGTATTTTCACAGCTGGCATCGAACAGGATTCTACCAGCTAACAGCAGGCTACCAGTAAGCCGAATACCATCTAGCACTGCGTTATTAGCGTCCATCACAGCAAATTTGCCGCGCCGCCGCAGTGTTTCCTTGAACGATGCTGCCGATGGGTCAACGATTACTCGCTCTATCTGGTACCCTTCCGCAAATGCTTCCAGATCATCGGCATATTCTTCATCCGTTTTCTGGCGCTTCTGCTTGCGTCCATCGTAGTAGTATTCTTTCAGCATCACAGCTTTACCGTTTCGCAGTTGCCACAGCCCCATAGCCGTAGGGTTCAACGTGCCGTAGTCGATGCTGATATAGTACACACCACCGGAGTATTGTTCCGTGGCTATATGTTTCGCCTTGTCGAACATCGGGTAAACTAGGCCGTCGGCTACGCACCATTCGCCCAGGATGTAGCGGCGATAGAACACACCTGCATACATGGATTTGTACCGTTGGACGATTTCGGGTGCAAGGGCTGGGTTATCATCTAACAAAAAATGCAGATGCAGGGCGTTCTTTTCCCCAGCCTTTTTAATCCATTCCTGGTAAAACCAATGGGAAGGGGGGCCAGGGTTGCAATTGAACCACAACCGGGAACCGGCAATAGAACACCGGGCAAGTGCCTGCTCCACGAAAGAACGGGGTTGAAGTGCCACTTCGTCCAGCAACACCCCTGCCAGCGTTCGGCCCTGAATCAGCATGAACGAACCTTCATCTTTGCCACCGAACACCTCAAACACATTTTCGTGTTCGCCATCGTTGACTACCATGACTTTGTCCGTGCGTTTCCAGGTGACTTGATACTGGCTTGTTACCCAATCCACCTGCATATACGGAATGATGATATTTTTAACGGCGCTGTCCACGCTTTTCCCGCAGATAGCGAACCGCTGGCCGTCATAGCGACGCATGGCATCATCGACAAATGCAATCGTCATCAGGGACGTTTTGCCCGAACGGATAGCCCCATCACAGATCAAGGCATTATATCCAGTAAACGGGAAAGCCAGGATTTTGCGCTGCTTTTCACTTAGCACAATCATCACCCGTTCTTTCCCGTTCCATGCGTTCCGCATCTTCTAACAGCGAACGGGTAAGATCATCAACCTGTTTCTTTCGCTTGCCGTAGCCCTTACCAACGGAAGCATACCGTTTTGCCAGGCTGTCACCAGCTTTCAAACGGTCGGCTAGGGAAGCATCCAGTCCGAATTGATCTTTTACCCGCCCACGCATTACATCCGAATAAAATTGCATCACTTCTTCAATGCCTGCAATGCGTTCGTTGTCCAAATTCTTCTGAAAATGTTCGAGATAGGCAACTATCTTAGGGTTTCCCAGGGTTTCGTCCGCAATCGCCGACGCACTTCTTTCTGAATACCCCGCCTCAATCGCCGCCTTAGTTTTGTTGCCATATTGCAGATATAAATCAGCGAATTTCCGCTGTTTCAGCGTTAAACCAAACTCATCCCTTTTCAAGCGGAATCACCGCCGTAAATCTGGGCCAGCTTCTTCACAATATCGGCTAACTGGTAGCTTTCCATGATGGTGCTGTCCCGCATACGTCCAGCAGCATTTTTCTTCTTTTCAGTAAGCACGAACTTAGTCACCATCCTCCCCGTTTTTTCGGAATACGCCTGCATCTGGTTCAGCTTGATAAACCGTCCCTTTTGGCACAGGGCGGTTTGCAACTTAGTTGCAACCTTTCTTAGATTCATCGTTATTCCTCCTACACCCGTCTCTTCCAAGCTGTCAGGGCGGGTTCTCATCACCCCAGCATCCGCAAATGCTAACCGCTATTCTGGTAGCAGGCCCCGGTAACTACCCGGATATAGGCTATTGCCGCCCGCTATATTGCCCCGCGGCGGTGTTGGTGCTGTACACACACGCAACAGTGTTCCACCGCGGGGAATCGCCGACTTAGTACATTCATCGGCTACGGTACCGCGCAATCAATAGGCCTTGAACCCATTCCGCCGAATCTTGGCGGCGCACCTTCTGCTTTCTTGCATATATCCCCGTCTTTCCGGGGTGCCAGGTGTTTCAGGGGATTACACCACAACCCATCCGGCGGCAGGAGTAGGATTTGAACCTACGCAGGCTGTAGCCCATACCGCATTAGCAATGCGGCCTCTTGAACCGAACTTGAGTATCCCGCCGTATGCCTAACCGGAATCCAACCGGGGCCACCAGGTGAGTGATGGAGCTGCTTTTACAGGCCGCAGCTTACCGAAGGAGCATTCCCTATGGAAACAAAAAAGAGAACCGACAGAGCGGAAAGCCAGCTATTGGCTCCTGCACCGATAGCCAGCATATAGAAAGAACTCCCGGCGCAACTGCCGCGTCTAAGACGCTGGTGACACACCCTTGCGTTATCCGGCGGCGTTCTTTCATATATCCCAACCTGCGCGGGTCGTGGCATCCCTACCGTGCCAGATAATAGGACGCTCGCCGCGCTCGGTTAGGCGCTGAAAAACAAAACACAAAATGCAGGAAAGAAGTCAAAGCTTCACCTGCCTTTCGTATTTTATTCTCCCTTTCGGGATGGTCCTGGGATTCGGAATTGAACCAAATCATACACACCAGCGCCCAGGATATGGAGGGCGGGGCAGGGGTAAAACCCCCGCCCCTATACCAAATAGGAGGGGTGGCTATTGCCGCCGCCACCCGGCGGAAGAAGCATGCGGAAGCCCGAAAGGACAAAGACTTCCTCGCTATTATTATACCATAATCTACCGTATCGTTCCACGAAAATCTGTGTTTTTGCTAATTCTTTGGACAATATGTCCATCTGTTAATCAGCATATTTGAAAATCACGCTGTCGATGAACGACTTATTTTTAATTCGTCTGTGCAGGCCGCTTGTGGATAGGTAATTTTCCCGCGCAGCAGCCCTTGCACTGGGATAGAATTTCAGCACCTTACCCCATTTGTCCGTCTTTGCCACAATTCGGCAATTTGGGCTTCTGCGCTCCTTGTTGAAGTCCGCCCTTGTTACAAACTCCAAATTATTTACCGCGCAATTTTGATAATTTCCGTCCTTGTGCCGCAGGATCATGCCCTCCCGTTTCCCGCCAAGGAAAACATCACGCACAACATCCTTTACTCGAATTGTTTTACCGGCAATTTGAATAGTGGCGTTGCCGTTGTGCGACTGTTGGCGCATGATTCGTGGATTTTCGGCCCTTTCTCTGGAATGGTCCCACCGTTGTTTTATCCAGCTTCGGATTTCGCCAAAATTAGA